TACTCTTTTCTTGGAGATATTCATCACGAACAATCTTTGCAATTTGAATATTTCCCCACTTATCACGGAAAACATAATTTTTGATTACAATTCCTTCGCCCTTGGAACCAGGAGCAAGATTATAATCAGTATTATCTAGGCATTTTTCAACTTCTTCTCTTGTCGGATTATGAAATTTTCCAATCACGGGAATAAGTTTATCGTAATCGCCAAAAGCAGAAGAATAAATATCATATGGAATATAGGATTCCGTATCTAAATCATATACATCAAAAACAAAGAAACCTTGATTTAGATATGATTTGATATGACCAGGGAAAGAATTGCCTGGCGCACCTAACCATTCACCATAGACGATATGATTTGGATGCTCTGAAAGATAGTTTAATACTTGCGGGAATAGCTCCTCACCTTTTTCAATGAGAGATTTGCGGAAATCAGCATTATCTTTTCCCTCTTGGAGCTGCCTATGCCTAGAACCAGCATAAATCACGCCATCTTTAACAAATAAGCTGGCATTTGTACCATCTAGTTTTGGCATTACAACAACATCCCCGTTGAGGATTCCCGCAACTTCATCTTTATCAATTCTAAGAACATGGGTATATGACCTATAAGACACAATTTCTCCAATCTATTTTATATTTGTTTCTATTATACAAGATTGCGGTCCAAGTGTCAATAAAAAATTTCCCGCACCAGAAAATTGATGCGGGAAGTCTATTACCACCAAGAATAATACAAAATCTTTTGTGTATTAAAATCCGTAGTATTTTTAATTTTTGTGAACGTCTCTAAAACTTTATTAATGTTCGCAAAGTACCATTCATCATAGTTAATACTACCGAAGAATAATCGAGAACAAGAAGGAAGCAGCTCAGCAGCAAGAGAATTATCATTCCTTACCTTGCGCAATGAATCAATAAATTCGTCTAGCTTATCTTTTGGAATCTCGATAAACTCACAATTAGTTGACTCTCCATTATTGAGATTTTCCTCTACCCAAAGATGAAGAAAATTAACCTTGCGGAAATAACCTACATCTTCAAGACTATCATCGGTACACCCTGTACTCTCTTTGCCAGTACGGAAAACAAAACTATCAAGACCCATAATTTTTCCTTTCTTTTGAATTTGTAATTATATTATACTAAAAATAATATGCGAGGTCAAGTGAAAATTTTTCCCGCATCAAAAATTTTGAATTGCAAAAATTAGACTTTTATGCTATAATATCTTAGTTGGAAAATAAAGGAGAAAAAATATGGCAACATTATATATTATGGTTGGTCTACCTGGAAGTGGAAAATCTACTAAGGCAAAAGAAATCTCAAAAGAGACTGGTGCAATCATCACTTCTTTGGACTCTATGCGGGAAGAAATTACTGGTAGTCGAAAGAACTGGCATGAAAATCCAGATATTTTTAATAATACCATGTCCCGCAGCATCGCAAATATTCAAAATGCTATGGTAGAATGGCACTTGAAGAATGGTGAAAGCGTCATTGTTGATAATATGAATTTGAAATCTAGATATGTCGCCTTTTTCCAAGAGCTAAGTAAGAAATATGGAACTAATATTGAATTCGTAAAGATGAAATGCGATTGGGCAACTCTAAAAGAGAGAAATCAATCCAGACCATCTGACGAAAGAGTAGATGAAGATTGGCTATACCAAATGTTCAAAACTTATCGTCATATTATTGGGAGATAAAATGAATCTGTTAGAAAAGATGCAGGAAAATAAATATGTTAATGTAAAGCCTGTTGATGGAGAGGATAACCTTTATGCCTGTAACTTCACAAGAGATGCTTTTAAGCACGGCATTTGGAATCAGTATACTACTACTGCCCGTGGCTTGTTTCTTTCTTCTGATGATACTGTTTGTGTAAGGGGTTTTAATAAATTTTTTAATGTTGGAGAAAACAAGGAGACTTCTCTCGAAGCCATTTTCCGCAAAGTGCAATATCCAGTTTTCTGTGCAGTCAAGGAGAATGGATTCCTTGGTTTGATTGGTCCAAGAGAAGAAAAGGGAAAATTCTATTTCTTCACAAAGGCGGGAAATACTATTTATTCAGTTCTTATTGAGAAAGTTTTCTTAGAGAAAACAGAAGAATCTGACCGTGATTACATTTGGAACTATCTACATAATTCTAATGCGACTATGGCAGTAGAGGTAATCTGTCCAGATTATGATAAACATATTATTCCTTATAAGAAGAATGAAATGTTTATCTTGGCTTTTATTAAAAACCAAAAGACTTTTGAGATAATCAATGAGCCTTTTGTTAATACCTGCGGAAATGGTTATGGTCAATTACACTTTGCCCGCAACATCTATACTATTTGGGATGAAGAAGAATTGGAGAAAGTAATCTCTATTGGAGAAAACTCTAGGATTCTTGAAGGATTTGTTTTTAGGGATAGCAATAATTATATGTTCAAGCTAAAATCAAATCTTTATAAGAAAACTAAATCTATGCGCCCAGCTATGAACTCTATTTTGTCTGGTAAGAAGAAGCTTGAAGATTTCAAGAACAAGCCATATTATGATACTTTGGAGAAAATCTATTTGACTTTTGGTATTCCAACATGGTATAATAATATGACCAAGAGAGTGGAAGCAGATATGACTGCGGTCCATGACATCTTGAAGAATAACATTTAAGGAGGAAAAAAATATGGTATCTGGGGATTTTGTAACATCGGATTGGCACTTCGCCCATCCATATGTTGCGGCACTCCGTTACTTCCAGAAAGTAAACATGACCGCAAACGACCTTAGAACATATTGTCAGACTCATGGCGTATATATTGGTGAATACGTTGATACAGAAACACATGACAATATTATCATGGATAGACTAAATGCTCTTTATACTGGTGGTGATAATAAGATTATTGTTGCTGGTGATATTAGCTCTGGCAGTACTGGTTCATTAGATAAGGCATTAAAGTTTATTGAGGACAAATGTGCTTTTCCAAAAGACAAGAGGATTCTTGTGTGCGGGAATCACGAGCTTATGTTAACTAAAAAGAATTTCGCCAAGCTATATGATGTATTTGGGGAGGTTCATACTTCTCCACTTCAATATAGTGATAATGTTGTGATTTCGCATTTTCCCGTGAAGCAACGCTTTGAATCTGATGATTATTGGAACGAGGGCAATCACCGCAAGAAATTTGTAGAATATGCACCAATCAAAGAGGATAATAAAATTTATCTTTATGGTCATACTCATTCTATGGACTGGGAGGAATTTGGTAAAGGCATCAGCGAATTTAATATTGGTATTGATGCTTGCCGATTGACCGCAGCTCCAATTCAATATTTTGTGGACCTTGACAAAGAAAGAAAATCTAAAAACCTTTAATTTCTCCCTTGCCCCACTATAATATTTATGGTATAATATTATAAGAAAGTGAGGGAGAGAGGATAATCTGATGGCAAAGTACGTTTTATACAATGGAGCTGTTTATTTTGTCAATGAAGAAACAGAAGAGTATTATCTTATTGTCAACACAGAAGATGAAGCTGATAGTCTTTGGGTTTCCAAGGGAAGTGTAGAGGAGTTCTAAAATGGCAGTCTTTTATAAGGGTCATGCTTTTATAGCTCAACTCGTTTTTTCCGATTCAGTACTTATCCAATCTCTTGATGGCAAGCAAAATATGTGGGTATTTCCCGCAGACGTATCATTTATCTAATTGATTATTGATAACTGAATACCAGTACTAATTAGTAGTGCTGGTATTTTTTATTAGAAATGGAGATTTTGAAATGGCAAATGAGATTTGGGAAACAATCAAAAGTGATGTTCTTCATGATGCAAAGCAGTATATTGATGACGATGTAGAATATTATACAGACGAAGATTTTGATGAAGATAATCTTTATGATGATTTGTTTATGACTGACCAGGTGTGCGGAAATGGCAGCTTTCGCCATCAACCTATGTTCAGCGATGAATTCTTAGCCAAATGCTTGTTTGATGAAGATGTAATTGATATTCTTCACGACCTTTTTAGTACTACTGATATTGAAATTTGCGAGAGAATCATCGGACAGGGTATTGGTGGTAAGGAGTATCTGGACACTTCTCTTCGCTGTGTAGCTCTCGGATGTGTTATGGATGATGTCATTGAGCATTTCCACAAAGTAGTAAAAGCAAATAAGGCGAATGAGGAGTAAGAATGGTAGCGACTGTTAGACTTGATTTCTTTGATGCTTTTGGCACATTCCAAAAGACAGATATGAAACAGATTCATTTTAATGACTTGAAAGAGATTGAAGATTATTGCCGTAAACAGACGAATAAGGCAGAATCCAAGGGTCGTTCAATCAGTTGGTATGTGATGGAGGTCAAATAAATGGCTGTAAATTATGGAATTAAACATGAGTGGACTGATTCTGAGGAACTCATGGCTGATTTTTATGATTCATTATACCGTGAGCTGCTTCTAAATTCTTTTCATCATAGAGAAGAGATTATTGCGGGCAAAGGTCTAAAAGATGATGCGGTCGATACTATCAAGAATCTTGTAAATCGTGGTATGGTTGGGTATTTGCGAGATTTTCTGGTTGCTCAACTCATTAAGCAATATGCGGGCGATGGCGTAGCAATTCCCGCAAAAGTAGCTGATGAAATTAATGAATTCTTTGGCTATAGGGAAAGTGATAAGGACTATATTCATGGAACAAATTAACAACAATGGAGCATCCAAGGGTACGCAGTATCTTTGGATGGCTCAACTTATGCAAAAGGTTTATAAGAGTGCGCAAAAAGACCTGGAAGAGAAAGAGAAATCTGCTTTCAAGGACGGGTATCAACGGGGATATGAAGAAGGCTTTGAAGCTGGAATAAGAAAGAGGATTGAAGTTGAAAAACATTCAAATGGGTGACATTTTATATATTGTCGATGAACACAACATCAGATATAATCATAAGATTTGCGCGTTGACCGCAAGCGAAGATAATGCTGTAAAAGTATTTGACCCTATTGACGGCAAAATTTTTATAACTCGTATTGATAATTTGGCAGAGTCCAAGGGCAAAAAGGTTGTATAATGTATAAGTACATTTGGATGCCTAATCATGAATATGTTATTGGAACAGAAAATGAGTTGCGGGAAATGGACCTCGAAGATTGTCTAGTCTTGCATATTACTACTGATTTTAATAGGACTGCTCATTACCCGAATGTTTTAATTAAAAACGGCATGATTAAAGTGCATACCTACCTTCGACCAAATCAGTCTAAAAGCTATTTATTTAATTGTTTGCGGCACATCGTCAAGACACTAACAAAAGTTAGCTGCCACACTATCATTGTCACTTGCGAAGAAGAAATAGAGATTAAGAAGCTATATAGTATCTGTTTCTTAGCTATGGCACTAAATGAAAAGAAGGTTGACCCGCAATCTTTTCTTTTTTCTATTGGACAAAGACTAATTCCTAATACCCGAGCATTGAATACTGGATTACATATCGCTTTCCCGCAAACTAAATATGATGCTAAATTAAATCAAGTTTGCCGCATTTTAGCGGGAGAAGATTGCTAAAATTTAACAAAGATTTAACAATTTTTCCCGCGAGTTGGCTGGGCATTTTTGCGTAATCTCGTTCTACCTGCCAAGACTTTAGATACTGATAGGAAAATTATACGGTTAGGAGGATAGTTTTGGGAAACAATTTTATTTTTTCTACACTTTTGCCGCAACCGAAATGTTTTTATATCCTAACCGTTGGGGAGGATATGTAATATGTTTCATGGATTTAATTTAGAAGATGCGGCAGAGACAGCAGTATTTTATAGGTCATTCTATGAAGAAGTCGCAGAATGGTATGAGGATGACCCAGAAGTAGCAGGAGAATTAGCTATAGCTATGCTGCAAATTATGTTTACTGGTGATACAACATCAGATAACAAGTGGATTAAGAGAAGGAATGATTTAAAGGATATTGCTTACAAGAATAGACAAAAATATCTTGTGAAACAGGAAGTCGATTTTATTGATAAGCAATATCAAGAGATAGCAGATATGACTAATGCGGGAAAGAGCCAACAAGCTATTGGCGATGCACTTGGAATCCCGCAAAGGACTGTTAGCTATAGACTTAATCATATTCGTACTCGTTATCCATATCTTCTAAAAGGAAGAGAAGATACTAATACCCAGTCTGAATAGGCTGGGTATTTTTTTTATTTGTTTTGTTAACTATAGTTGATGAAATATTTTTTTCATGGATGAAATATTTTTTTCATGGATGAAATATTTTTTTCATGAGTGTTGAAAATTTTTTAAATTGTGTACAATCTATTTTTAAATTGTGTACAATCTATTTTTAAATTGTGTACAATCTATTTTTAAATTGTGTACAATCTATTTTTATTGCTACAAAAAATTTTTGTGCCTATTACAAAAAATTTTTGTGTCACCGCAATAACGAAATTTAGTTAAACGTTTTACTAAAAAATTTTTTTGTCAGACACAACGAGAAATTATGTTTTTTTATAAATTTTTGACTGTTTAATTTGTTTAATTTTTTGTTTAATTTGTTTACTAAAATTGTGCGGGAAAAAATTGCGGCTCTGACCTGCGGTTAGCAATATGGTTGCTAAAAACACCCCTCCTGACCTGCGGTTAGCAGTTTTAGCAGTTTTAGCAACATACTAATATATAATATATAATATATAATACTAATGTAAATATATAATACTAATATATAATACTAATACTAATTAAAAATATATAATACCTAATAAATAATGAAGAATATATAATTTAAAATATATAATACCTAATAAACACGTATATATAATATAAATACTATACTTTAAAATACTAAAACTCCATATAGTTAACCTAAATTAAATAATTATAATAGAATTCTCTTTCTTTCTTTCTTTTGCTTCTTTTCTTTCTTTCTTTCTCTTAAACCTGTTGCACACTCTTGCAAACAGTTTTGACAATTAAAAATTAGAGTGAGTATATAGGTTAAAAATGTGGCTGAGAACTTATGAGAGCCTTTCTAAGCCGTTTAGAATCCAAGAGTCGAATAGTTGTTCAGAAAAAATTTTTGATGGCTAAAATCGCCCTCAGAATGGCTTAGAATGGATTTGTGCAGGTAGATTGGGCAAAATTTCCCGCAATCTAATGGTTGACAAGAGGAAAAAAGAAGAGTATAATTGGTAGTAACCTCGCGGGAATGACTCGCTAACGCTCGTCTATTAGACTCGCTAACGCTCGTCTAATAACCGCTCGGTCACTACCTAAGCGTCACCACCTGCTCCGCAGGCGTTGCCGCTGATAAAAGCGTGTTTATTGTTGAAAATTACTATTCTTTCTTCTTTGCTATTGGCTCACTGTGTTCACCAATTACCCATTTTACTTTTACTCTTGGGCAAAATAGCAGAAAAAGAGGAAGAATATTTTTATATTAAATGTAAGTTTGATGCGGGAAATGGTAATTCTATTTTACTTTTTCCGCAGGATTATTTTAGTTTATATGGTGTTTTGGAGGAAATTATGGCTCGAGCTGGGCAAAAATCAGAAGGATTTAAGGTAAATGTCACTATGGAGCAGAAGTTAAGATGGGAAGAAGCTGCTAGAGAAAGAGATATGACTATGAGCCAAATGATTAGAGAAGCAGTTGAAATGTATATTGCTGTGATGAAAAGGCAAAAAGAATTAGATAAGAAACAAAATATTAGATAGCGAAACGAATTGTCTGCTTATTTTCTTATGTGGTCTAACATAGTAGTCAACAACCGACTAACAGAGAGAAAATAGGTGCTATTAGCCATATTTTGTACATATAATGCAGCATAATGAACGAAAAACCGCAGTTAAAAGCCTATGTTTATAAGGATAAACAGAAAAGGGGCAATTACCTGCGGAAATGTACTAACTATTAAGGAATGGTGACTAATTACTCAATGGAATTGAGTAAATGTCGAGAATATACTATTTAGTACCAATTACTTAATGGAATTAAGTACTTTCAAATCTGCGCATCTATATATAACATTTTCCCATATAATCTCGTCTATATCTCTATTAACACGAACCCTGTATTTATGCAGGGTTCTTTTTTTTTAGTCTTTTACCTTATTAAATCCTTTCTAAGCCGTCTCTAAGCCTTTCTAAGCCATTCTAAACTCTATATAGACTAATTTATCCTTCTATACCTTAATCACGCCTTAAAATGGCTCTAGTGAGTTCTCAGACGCATATTTATAGTATTTACTCTACCTAAAATCATTAATCTCATTGCCATTTCCCGCACACTACTATTACTACCTACCTGCTCTTGGATAACTAGCCTTATACCTGCGGAAATGACTCGCTAACGCTCGTCTATCTGGCGATTTCCATTTTAAGCCTATTCTAAGCCTTTTTAAGACGCACTAATCTTATATTCGACTCCTTATTGGGTTAGAGCCGGAGTGCCGCGCTAGAATGGCTTACAGAGCTTCTCAGACGTATTTTTATACTATATAGACTATCTAATTTCTATAGAATTCTTACTAATCACTCTACTCTTGGTTTTTACCTGCGGGAATAGACTAAACACACGCTTTCAACTGGGGATGGCAACCATATTGCCAAAACACTTTCACCTAATCCGCAGTTGGCAATTCAAATACACGAATCTACCTGCGGTTAGCAACATCTTGCTAAAAAGTTGCTAAAACACTTTCAACAAAATGCCTGTTGGCAATTCAAAAAGACGAGCTGACCTGCACTTAGCAATGTTTAGCAATAAAGTTGCTAAAACACTTTCAACAAAAGACCAGTTAGCAATTAAAATAGACCAATCTACCTGCGGTTAGCAACATCTTGCTAAAAAGTTGCTAAACCTTTTTCACTAAAACCGCAGATAGCACACTTTCAAAATAATCAAATTTGCCTGTTGACCTGCGGATGGCAACTATAAAACTGCCAAGGTTGCCACGCTGCCAAAGTTGTTAACAAAAGTTAGTAAACAAATTAAACACTTTGCGCAATTTTGTTTAAAATTTTGTCCAGATTTGTTAAAATTTTGTCCAATTTTTGACTCATTCTCAAAAAAAGTTAACCAAGGCTAACACCACTCATTTTTCCATGTTTAACTGCGGAAATAGACCTTAAAAAAAATCAAGATTTTTTATTGAAAAATGCCCGGGACATTTTTGAATAAAAATTTAACTGGGCAAACGATGAAAGTATAAAGTAAGTCAAGGCTAACTTTTGCGCAAATTTTAGTAAAATGTTTAACTAAATTACATAAAAATTTTAACTAAATTATATAAATAATTTAATTAATTATTTTTTCTATTGATTTGTCCTGCAATTTTTGCTCAAAATTTGCCCAAAGTGTCAAAAAATAAAGTTCTAGAGGGGCCAAATTATTCTATTTTGCCCAAGAAATTTTGCGGCCAATGTTGAAAACTTGTTGAAAAGTGAACATTTGTAAGGGGTCTGAACATTTGTCCAAAATTTTGATGTTGAAAACTTGTTGAAAACTTTTTCTGCGGACTAAATTATTGACTTTTGACCTAGTGAAAAGTATGAAATTTTATGAAAAGTTTTGAAAGAAATATTTCATAGATTTCATTAGGGCAAAATTGAATAATAATTCCTAGTTTAGAATTTCAATTTTAAACTAAGAAATGAAATTTCATTTCTATTTTCAATTTTGATTTCAAATTTCAATTTTCATTTCCAAGAGTCAAATAATGAATTTCATTTTCAATTTGACCATATATAGATATAGAGACTATCATATCCTGCTCTTTTCCCGCAAAAGGTTTAGCCATGGCCCGCAATAATTTCTCACTTGACTTTTGGACTTCATTCGTGCTATAATATATATGTCAAGAGGGAAGGAGATGGTCCTCCTTCCGCCAACTAACTAGCCTTGGAAAGGGGCAACTATTATGACCAACGCAGAGATGATTGAGAAGATTCAGACCCTCGCAGCAGAGACTGAGCCAGAGATTGCAAAGTGGGCAGAGGGTGTTCTTGCAGTTGATTGCGTGAATGACAATCTTGCAGATGCAGTCAAGACTTTTACCCAGGAGAAGGAGGAGAAGGCTGTTATGAACGTCATTGTTCGTGAGTACACCTCCGATGACCTCGCAGCTACTTCCAAGGGTATCGGTAAGGCTCTCGGTATTACCCCATCCAAGGCATCCGCTATCCTTCGCCGTCTCGTCAAGAAGGGTCGCCTGTCCGAGAAGAAGGCTGGCGGTCTGAAGATGTACTGGTTCGAGGGCTAAAGCCAAGCAGAGGGGCAGTGGAACGGCGGAACGCCGCTCCCTGCCCTAGCGACCTGCGGTCGCGTCCAAGAGTACAGAAGTTGGAATAAAAGTCTAACCCTCAAGTAGAGGTTGAGGGTTTGCTAACTAAATAATAAACTAATTGATTTCCCGTATCTAAGAAATTAGGTGCGGGAAATTTGCTTTAGCACTCCAATATAACCCCAGTTAACCATTCTCGCAACTGCTGTTTTATTCAATTTTGTTTACCATGGCCCGCATAATTCTTCTTTTGCTCTTGGCTCTCTTCGTTCGCCTATTCTATCTAATCCTTTGCTCTTGGCCCACCACGTATTTATTTTGCCCCAAATTTTATACAATATTTGGTGCAACCTATACTACCTGTTCATATAGAACCTTTTTGCTCTTGGCGGCTAACGTCTGATTCCGCGGCAAATGATAATAGTAACTATTACTATTTAGCGGGACTTCACCTCACAAAATATAAGGAATTCCCGCAAGCAATATTCATTTTTTATTTTAATGCCTGGCTAACTATAGTGAACCGTCCAATAGAAAGAAAGAAATAGAGAGTAGGATGATGCGGCCAAAGTGTATTGGACTTGCTTTATACGCCTAATAAATTTAGAATCAACTGCGGAAAAGTCATGTTAACTATAGTGAACTCCCGCACCTTATTCTTTGCTATTGGCCCATGCTAGGAGTCATGAGCCTTCCCCGCACGATTTTTAATTTTCATTTTCAGTTTTGGGAATTTGCATTTTAGTTTTAGGAATTGGCTCTTGGGCAAGGCAATATAAATTTTTGCTCTTGGTTTTGGGATTTTTATACGGGAGTTTAATTTTCCTTGCAAATTCTGCAAAAATTTTCTATATACGCGGGGGTGGAAAAGTGGTACGACCGTAAACGGTCGAAAACCGCCCAACCCGCGCCATGGACTGGGCAAACGTAACCAACTCAGAAGCCTTTTAGAAGCAATAAGAACCATTCTAAAGCCTTAAAATTAAAATTAAGTACTAGAATACAATAGAATAATTTCAACGCTTTAGAACAGCTTAAAATAAGCCATCTACCAGCAGAAACGTAAAAATTTTAATGATTCACTTCGTTCATCTATACGAAACAATTCCCGCAACAAATGAAATAAAACGTTCATAAAATTTCAACAAAAAAGACGGGGTAGAACTTACCCCGTCTAAATTAAGAGTTTGACAAAACCAACCACCAAAGAAACACACCAACAGCAAACAAAACAAAAATATCAAAGTTGCCCCAACCAACGCCAAAAATTAGAATTGCCCGCAAGATACAAAACGAACCCAACACGCCCGCTGCAATTTTTTTCATAGTTGCCCCTTAAAAATTTGCCCTGGTGTAAAAATACACGGTAATGTTTTCAACGTCTTCGGTATCTTCTCGCATGGTGTTACCTCGCTTTTTTGAATAGCGGGGGGCTGGTAACAGCCCCCCCTGGTCGGCTTTATTACTGATTGATAAAATTGCGGTCGGACTCTGTGACAAACTCCACAAGCTTGTAAACGTTGCCGTGCATGGTAGGAATTTTTACAAGCTCACCAGCACGAACGCCCGCGTTTACAAGAGAAGCTCCAGCAAACTTGTAACCCTTGAGTTTAGCAATTTCGTTCATCTGTGCAAGCTTGATAGACTGTACGCCCTTGTCACGCAACGCCTGCATAACATCGCCAATTACGCTGTCGGCTGCTACGCTCTTCTTTGTGACTTTAGGGGCGGTGTAAGTGGTAGCCATAACCTTCGCCCAGTCCTCGCGAGAAGCCTTAACGCCTTCGTGAGTTGCGGCGTCCTCATACTCCATGCCCTCGCCAATTACCAGTGCGGCAATGTTACGTGCTGCTGCCTTGCTCATTACTGCCTTAGCCATGATACCAACTCCGTTTCTGCACTCACTTGCGTTTGTGCGATTGTGGGAAACTTTTCTTTTTTTCGTTTCCCTTTGACAACTAATACTTTACGCCTTTTAGTGTACAAGTCAACGGTGAACCTGGCCTTCACAATTCCTCCACATTTGCGGGAAACCGCAGGTAAATGCCCTAGTTTTTCCCGCAAGTCCAGGGAAATAATTAAAAACTTGATATTCCCCGCATAAAAGTTTTAACTACTTTTCTGCTCTTGGACTTAAATAAATAGGTATTTAATTGAATAAATAAGTATTTTTCCCGCAATAAATAGGTATTTATTTTTTAGAAAATAGGTATTTTTTAGAAAAAAATACCCCGCCAAAAAATGACGGGGTAAAAAAGTCTGTTCTACTTACTTCTCAACTCTTGCGCCTTGCTTGCAGCCTTGCGCCAACCTTGACCCGCTGTTGTTGGCTGCTTAGCGTGACGCTTGCGCAAGCGGTCCAAAATGTAACCTTCGATGTAACAATCTTGTACCGCTGTATGTTTTTCCTCGAACGTCTGTTCTGTTTTCAGATAGCGGTAGACTGTTTCGGCGTTAGTTATTGGATTTCCCTTAGCCGTTAAATAATTGTTAACAATGCAATAGTTCACGTACTTGTTTGTAGCTGTTACATTCTCCGCATAGTCCCAGATATCGCAAGTTTTGATATTGTAAGGGAAAAAATAGCGGGCGTACCCGTTGGATAGATAACGCAACGTGTGGTTAAGTGCCGTTTTGTCAAAGTTTACATTAAACGCCCAGATTTTATGAACATTGTATAGTTTACAATCGTTCTTAAAAGTATTCCAAACGTTCAAAAAACTGTCAACGTTCCAGTCTTTTGACCCGTCCAAACCTGCGCCGTTGCGATATTGTGGTAGTTTCTCCGCATAATATGCGCTAGTCATTCTATCGTTCATGAAAAATGTTTCGCTGATTATGAACGAACGTTCATTTAATACGTTACCCTTAGCGTCATAAATGACGTATCCCAGGTCGTAAACTAGTGCTGTTTCGGGGTGTGCCTGATTGTCTTTGTAATTGATTAGGTTGGTTGTTTCTGTATCAATTACTAGATAGTTGCGAGTAGTCATATTCTTTTCTCCGTTTCTGTTGGCTACTTCTTACTCTTTAAGTGTAAGGCTGTTCTACTCACTAGCGAGCGAGAACAGGCAACTCCATAAATTCTCCACATTCAAGATGTTGCGAAAATTATCCGCTGTTACTAACTTCTCAACATTCCAGCGTTGCAACTCATCATCTATTAGTACACCTGTTCTATTTTTAGTGGCTCTGTTCTTTGGTGTGCCGTACTTGACAACGTGTAACTCACTAAAATATTCCAGTAGGTTGTTTTTTTTAAGCCAATCAATCTTCACACGTCTAATAGACTTTTGGTAGTCTTTGCTTGCGTTCTTTGCGCCCCAACTGATAACGCCAAATAGAACGCCCGCAGCCTTGCCCGCTGCTAGGAAATTGCGGAGTTGCTCACCGTCAACCAACAACCCCGCTTCTGCGTATGGGGTAGTCTGTTCATTCTGTAAGCAATCAAGCCAACCACTGAACCCGTACAGGTCGGCTATTGTCCCGTCCATGTCGAAAAAAATAGTTGCGTTGCTGTTGTTGCTGTTCATTGTGTTCACGTCCTTAGTCGTGGAGCGGTAACCCCGCTAAGTTGCCCCGGTCTGTACCGGTTATCTACTCTTTAAGTGTACACTAGATACCCTTGCAACACAATAGAGAACGCTAATTTTTTTTGTGCAATTTTTCAGAACGGGCGGGGGTAGTTTAGGGAAAATGCGAGAGAAAGGTAAAAAAATGGTCTTCTCACCACACATCCCCCGCCACAATCACATTTTCCAGCAAATTATATCTCGAATATCCGCAAGCATCCAACTATCCAACCTCACTCCCCAAAAAATTTCTTAATTCCCCAAAAATTTTCAAAATAAGTGTTTACAAATTCTAAAAGTGTGGTATAATATATTTAGGGTAAATAGAAACCCACTAAAAATTGAATATTTATAGGCGAGCGCAAGCGAGCCAATAGTCCCCAATATGACATAAAAAGGTTGCGCCTGCCTACGGGGCATAGACAAGCGAAGCGAAGTCTTAGACGAGCAACGCGAGTCATGGTGATAACATAATCTGAATAGAATCTCCTCGTTCAAACCGATTATTTATAGTCGGGGCGATTGGCGAAGAACAAGCCAGGATTCTGTCGATTGTGCCTAAGTAAAAACCTAATCATAGTGCCGTTCCTGGTCGGCAGTCATTAACTACATAAAAAAGGAATCCAATACACCTTGTAGTTAGCTTGACAAAAAGATACCTCCCAATAGGGTTGAGTTGAATAACCTTGTCCAAGAGAGTAGGATAGTCATGTCTATTTTGGCTATCTGATATTGCGGCGCATGAGCCCAGTCATATCTCATGCTTGCACCGACAATAACTACTCTTCCACTATTTTATCCTTATAGTTTTCCCCATACCAAGCAACGCTCTATACGCTAAAACGTGAGTGACCTTGTGCGGGAAAACGAACTAGACGAATAGATGATAGGTAAGGAATCTTCTTTGGAATTAGATTAGGCTAATAATCCCTGGGTGTCCTCGCCCAGAGTGGAAATGAGGGGTTGGAACACGTAAAGATACAGCCAATTTAATCGCGTAATGGCGATTAGCGCAAGCGAATATTGGCACATCCATTTCCCGCAAGAGAGAATTAGATAAACGAAATGAATCAACAAACAAATGAAAATACTATATTATACTTATCAACTTTCATGCTCTTGGATTACGAACGAATGAGCGAAGCGAATGAAGTGAGTCAAAGCAGGGAACGGAACGTAGTGGAGTTCACTGCATCGTGCCTAAATATTGACGTGCTGCCGATTTGAGGATTACCTATTGGGTGATGACCTTAGATTATTGGTTCTACAAGGGGTCGTTGAGTAGTAAATGTATCACAACTATAAAAGCTAGAACAATTTAATTATTGATTGTTCTATTTTTTTTAGTTACCCGTATAGGGTGTGCTATATAAAAATTAAGAGTTAACTAAAAATAATTAAGTATTTTATCAAAAATAGTTGACAAAATCCTATTATTATGCTATAGTAAAAATGTAAGTTAAATGGACCGTTAATAGATAAGCATAGTAAATCTATTAGACGAGCGAAGCGAAGTCAAGAAGGTGTTATCTATTTGTTAGATTTTAATGTTAAGGATAGTGCGGGCAGGGTCAAAGAAGCTATTAAAGAACTCCAGCAAGCGCCCTACACTACCTCGAATTATCTTGAAAATATGTCAGACTACATCCTCAAAACAAGAGAAAGTGGTCAAACAAAATACGAACGTACCCAAGAGTATCAAATCATCACCCACAATAGAGAAATGACTATTTCTAAACGTCAACAATCTCTCGATGAAATTACTTCTAATCCAGAAATTGGTGAAGATAAACTCTACGTGCGGATAAACAATGACAAAAATCAATTACTAGACCCCAAGGAAGAGATTTCCGCAGATGACATAGATAATATGCCAATACTAGGAGAATACTTTGCTCTCTTGGAAAAACTCAATAAATCTTTAGCCAAAGCAGATGGACCGAATAAATATGCTATTAAAAAACAAATTATTGAAACATGGCAACAAATCTACCTCATTAAGTCTAGTCGTAAACCATCTTACCTGCGGGAAAAGGTAGCGTCACCTGTTAAAATATTATCTCATGTAGCGTTAGATGAACATATTACTTTGAATGATAGTACCCTTATGCCGCAATCAGATGCTATAATCTCTCTATTCAACAAAGACCACATTAGATTCCTATTAAAATACTATCAACAACTAAAGCAAGAATGTTACGAAGATTTGAATAGTGATATGCGGTGGTTGCTTATTGACTTTGAGAACATTTGTGACAAGGCTATTGGAACAAGTGGATTACTATTTGACCTAGTAGTCTATAAAGTAGATGGACTATCTAATGAAGCATTAACAGAAAAACTAAATAGTACCTATAGAACAGACCATAGTGAACAATACTATTCTACTCTATGGACTCAACGTATTCCTAAACTTATTGTAGAAGAAGCTATGAAACATTACCTCTTATGGTATTACTTACAGAAAGACCCTACTAAATCTAATAGATACTATTGGCAGAAGTGCGGGAAATGCGGAGAACTCAAACCAGTACATCCTTTCTTCTACGGTCCAAATGGAAAGAATAAATACTACTCCATTTGCCGCACCTGTAGAGTAAAATAAATTGAAAGGAGGTATCCTTGGGCAAACCAAAAGGTTATCATAATAAAGAGAAAATAGTATGCCAGAAGTGCGGGCGACCGCAATGGGATCAACAATACTATTTTATGAAAAAAGATGGTACACGCTATCCTATTTGTAAAGACTGCATTACCGCAAACATTGACAACCGTGACCCTAACACTTTCCTTTGGATTCTAAAAGAATTTGATGTACCATACGTAGAAACACTATGGAATCAAATCTTCAATAAACAATATATGAAAGACCCAGCTAAATTCAACGGAAAATCAGTCCTCGGTATGTATCTACGAAGTATGCGGGTATCCCAATACAAAGATTACGGTTTCGAAGATACAGGCAAATTTAAGGACAATAGAGACAAGGCAGCAGAGGAAATTAGTAAAAAAACTGGAATGACAGTTGAAGAATATGAAGAAGATTTGCGGAAAAAGTTGATGAATGGGGAAATTTCACAAGCTGAATACAATACTCTCAGTCCTACTAAAAGCGTATTTATGCGGGATGATAGCGTAGTTACTCACCCAACAAAATTTACAGTAATTGAACCGCCAAAAGAGGATGTCCCGCAAACAACCAGTATGACTATTGCTAATGGCTCTTCCTTTGAAACAGTACCATCAACGCATCAATTACAACCTACTATGACTACTAACCCTGCTCTTGGACCTATTCCAGATGTGGTTGGTGTAAATGAATCAAAAATTCAATCAGAGTTAACCCCAGATGATATTCAATATCTTAGTCTAAAATGGGGTATTCATTATAAACCATCAGAATGGGTAGCTCTAGAAGATTTATTCCAAAAGTATGCTGCGGAATATGACCTCTCAATTGACCGCGAACAAGTCTTGAAGAACATTTGCCGCACATCCCTCAAAATGGACCAAGCCTTAGACGTAGGAGACATTAAATCCTATCGTGACTTAGCTGCGGTCTTTGAGCAAATGCGAAAGTCTGGTAAATTTACAGAAGCGCAAGTCAAAGAAGAAGAAGTTAAGAGAGACATTGATTCTATTGGTGAATTAGTTGCCTTTGTAGAACAAGAGGGCGGAACAATCCCAGCTTACAAAAATCCAATCGACTATCCGCAAGATAAGGTGGATTTCTGTATCAAAGACATTAAAAACTATGTAGATAATCTAGTTAAAGAGGACCTCGGTCTAAGTGGACTAATTGAATCCTATCTCATGAAAGCTGATAACAATAAAGCTCAAAGTGTTGATGATATTATTTCCAACAGCTTCAAGACAAAAGAAGAGCTTGACATTGAAGACATGGATAGAAAGAAAACATTCGAGGAACTATTTGAAGAAGAAGCTATGCGGGTATTCTCTATGCCTTATTATGAGAGGAGTCCGTATGCCTCTATGTGACATTCTAGCTAGAATTGATAAAAAATCCAAGAAAGAGCCAGAAGTCCAAGAGATTGATAAAGAAAAAGTAAAAGAAAATCTAGAATATTACCGCAACATCATTAGCTATTGGAGGGTTTACCCAGATAAATTTATTGATTATCTTTGTTCTCTCAATCCAGAGAATAAATTTAAATTTTATTTTATCCAGCGAATGACTCTCCGCATTATGTTGCGGTATAAGACTATTTATTTTGTTTTTTCTCGTGGTTTTTCTAAATCATTTATTGCGGTCATGGCTCTAATGATTAAAGCAATCCTCTATCCAGGAGCTTCTATTGCGGCTGCGGCCGATGGTAAGGCACAGTCCGCAGCTATCGTGGGTTCTAAGATGGAAGAAATATGCAAACTCATTCCTGCTCTTGGGAATGAAATTATTTGGGATACGCGAGGGCAAATTGCAACTACTTCTCAAACACGAGATTCAGTACGGTATGCCTTCAAAAACGGTAGTTCCCTATGTAATGCGGCAATGGCAGAAACAACCCGTGGTCAACGTTTCCAGTCTCTCTTGGTAGAAGAATCCGCGAAAGTGGACCAAGAGAAACTAACAGAAATTATTATGCCTACCCTAGTAGTTTCTAGGAAGATTGCGGGCGGTCTACCAGACCCAAACGAGGTACTAAATCAAAGTTCTATGTTTGTTACTTCCGCAGGATACAAAAATACATTTGCCTATGATAAACTTATCGACACCCTTTGCCGCATGGTTAGCGACAGAGATAATAATGATGGATTTATTTTAGGCGGCGATTGGAAGATTCCAGTCGTAGAAGGTCTACAGCCAGCAGACTTCATTAAATCACAAGAAATGGATAATTCTATGGATGAAGCAGGCTTTAGACGAGAGTATAAACTTATGATGTACTCTATAAATATGGTTAATTGCTGGAAACTCCTAAAGCTCTTTTAACTACAACATAACTCGAAAGAGTAAGTGTGAATGTTTAAAAATAAAAGAGATAAATGGACAATCAGCAGCCAAGTTCCTGTAAAATGGAAAAGGTTCAACGACTAGTTGTAAGACGTAAAATACAAGCTATTGGTATTTGAAATGCCATACTAGAAGATATAGTCTAATCTTTATGGAAACATAAAGCAGCTTTCAAATAAGCGGTTGCGGTTTAGCGAACCGTAACGAATATAAATGAACAGCCTGTGGGAAGGACAAGTAGAAGGAGCTTTCTTCAATCCTACTGCTTTTGATACAGCTCGTGTAATTGAATATCCAGATAATGAATATGATAAGCGTTCTGGTGACCATGCTCAATACATTCTTGGTGTTGACGTGGGCCGCAAGAATGACTTAACAGAAGTTGTAGTCATTAAAGAAACACCTATCAGTAAGAATAGTCGTGAGACAATCAAAAAAGTTGTCAATATTTTCACCATTCCATCTGGACACTTTGAGATGCAAGCAATCCAAATCAAAGAAATCTTTAAGAAATTCCATTGTAGTATGTGTGTACTCGATGCGAATGGTCTTGGTATTGGTTTGGTAGATTTCATGGTGCGTGACCAGGTGAATCCTAAAACTGGTGAAACACTATATAATTTTGGTATTGTAAATGATGATGACAAAATCTATAAATCTTTTGAGACAGATGACACAATTAAAAATGCTCTCTATCTCATGAAAGCAAATAATGTCATCAATTCAGCTCTATTTGCTTATTGCCAAATTCTTATGAAGAATGGTAGATTACATTTCTTACTTGATGATGGCATTGCCCGCAACAAACTTATGGGCACTGCCAATGGCAAGAGTATGTCCGCATCAGAACGAGAAGATTATTTGCGGCCATACGTAGAGACATCTATTTTAAAAAGCCAGATGATGAATCTTATTTCCTGCAATGATGGTGCGTTGATTAAGTTAAAGCAGGCTACCCGCAGGATTAAAAAGGATAAGGTATCTGCTTTATTGTATGGACTCTTTTGGTGCCGCTATAAAGAAGAAAAAAGAGAGAAACGCTCTCGCCGCAATCTTACTGACCTCATTCTTTACACAAAACATAACTAAATTTTTTGAAATTAATAGGGCAAAATGGAAAAACTACTTTTGCCCTATTCTTATATATATTAGTTATGAGAGTTCAAAGGAGATTTTTATGCGGGATTCGCGCCTAGAGGTTAAAATTTACAACATTCTCTTGGATGCGGGACTACCTTTTGAAGAAGAATATGAGTTTCCTGGACTTATTGGCAAGAGTGGTAGAGCATTGCGTTTTGATTTTTGTGTTTTTGACGAAGAAGGAAACATTGATTTCTTGATTGAAGCACAAGGAAAACAGCACTATGTACCAGTTGCCCATTTTGGTGGACAACGTGCGCTTTATGCCCAAAAACAAAATGATATTAAGAAACGTCAATATTGTATAGACCATAATTTAATGCTTGTTACAATTCCGTATTATGACGAGCCAAAGATTAATTATGATTATATTATGCAAGCTGCGGGATATTAAAAGGAGGTAGGATTTGGCTTCTTATCGCAATAAAGCGGATAGAGATTTCCGCATAGTTACTTCTGCGCAAAAACCACAATCTCTTTCTTTTAATAAGATTATGGTTGGTAATAAAAAATTAGCTAATGATGTTACTATTGATACTGACCATTTTGCAGTAGCCAATAGTTATGGCGGTCGCAGAGCGGTAAAGAAGGAAGATGTAGAGAAAGCTTTACAAACTTCTAACATTACTAATCTTCGCTCTTACTCAAATCTATTTTTCAATTCTAATGGTATTTATAGCCGCCTTTGTCGCTACATGGCATACCTTTACAAATATGATTGGTATGTCACTCCACTTATTTATGCGGAAAATGACAACGACAAAGCAAAAGAGAAAATTAAGAAAAACTGGTATAAAGCAATTTCTTACCTCGATAGTTCACAACTAAAAAAGAACTTTGGGGAAATTGCCTTAAAGGTTATTAAGGATGGTTGCTATTATGGCTATCGTCTTGACAGTCAGACCGCAACATTCCTTCAAGATTTGCCAACTTCTTACTGTAGAAGTCGCTATGAATTAAATGGGCGATTCGCAGTAGAGTTTAATATTAAGTATTTTGATGATGCTTTTTCCGACATTGAGTATCGGACAAGAGTGTTAAAAATGTGGCCCAAGGAATTCCAGAAAGCCTACTTAGCTTTTAAGAATGGAAACCTAGTTACTGATTTTAATGGAGATTCCGCAGGCTGGTTTTTGTTAGACACTACCAAAGCAGTTAAGTTTAATCTTAGCAATAATGACGCACCATTGTTCGCAACGGTTATTCCTAAGCTGATTGACTTGTCAGATGCCCAAGATTTAGATAAGAAAAAGATGCTTCAACAAATATTAAAGATTATCATCCAGACTATGCCAATAGACAAAAATGGAGATTTAATTTTTGATATTCAAGAAGCGCAACAGCTCCACGCAAATGCAGTTAATATGCTGTCAGATGCTATTGGGGTAGATGTTTTAACCACTTTCGCAGATGTTAAGGTTGCGGACATGGCGGACCATAGTGCAGTAAGTTCTGTGGACCAACTAGAAAAAATTGAAAGAACCGTATTCAATGAAGCAGGTACAGGTCAAAACTTGTTCAATGCAGAAGGAAATTTGGCTCTTGAAAAGTCTATTCTTAACGATGAAGCAACTCTTAATAATCTAATCCTTCAATTTGAGGATTTCGCGCAAAGGTTAATTTCTACTTTTAACAAAAGTCCTAATAGGGTATTTTACAAGGTTCAGATTTTGCCAACGACCGTATACAATTATAAGGATTTGGCGGCAAAGTATAAGGAATTAGCTACTCTTGGATATTCCAAGGTACTTCCTCTTGTTGCTCTTGGACAATCTCAAAGTATGGTCATTATGTCATCTTACTTTGAAAACAATGTGTTAAAACTTAATGATGTTTTTGTTCCACTCCAATCTTCAAATACTTTGAGTGCGGACAATTCAAAAGAGGTCACTTCCGCTGGTGAAACTAATCCACAAGGCGGTCGCCCCAGCTTGGCTGACGATGAAAAAAGTGACAAGACGATTCAAAATGAAGAATCGGAGGGATAAATGCTAAGAAATACTTCTGTTGCTACTATTGCAGCACCAGAGTTTGTAAATCTGGCGGAAGATGCTCTCAATCCTGGAATTTCTAAAGCAGACGTAAAGGTTCTTTATCTTGGGGAAAATCGCAACGGTTCTTTCATCAATAAAGAAACCGCTATGAAGATGTCCGAGACTTTACGTGCTTGCCCTATCGTAGGTGCTTACCGCAAAGATATTGATGATTTTGGTGACCACGGTGAAATCATTCACATTGAAAACGGTGAAATCACTTTTGACTGTGCGACTGTTCCTTACGGTTTTGTCGCTCCAGATGCTAAAGTTTGGTTCAAAGAGTTCACAGACTATGATGAATTCGGTAATACCGTTAATCGTGAGTACCTAATGACTACTGCTTACCTTTGGACTGGTCAGTACCCAGAAATTGAACGTTGTGTCAAAGAGGGTATGGGTCAATCCATGGAGCTAGATGGCAAATCTATTGATGGTCATTGGGCAGAAAATTCTGAGAGCGGAATTGAGTTCTTTATTATCAATGATGCTAGTTTTACAAAGCTATGTGTTCTAGGCGATGGCGTAGAACCATGTTTTGAAGGTGCTTCTGTTGAAGCTCCTAATATTAGTGACAAATTCTCTAAAGAAGGATTTACCACTACTCTTTACAATATGATGAATGAGTTAAAGTTTGCTCTTGCGGAAAATGCTGAGAAAACTGATGATTCTGAATCTGTTAAAGAAGAAGAAACTACTGAATTTGCGGAAAAAGCTGAAGAAGTAGAAGAAGCTGCTGATGAAGCGGTTGATTTTGCGGAAAATGCAGAAGAATCTATTGAATCTACTGAATCCGCAGAGGTAGTTGAAGAAAATCTTGACCAGGAATCGGACTTCTCTGCGAACACCGAAGAAGAGAAGGAATCAGAAGAAGTGGTTGAAAATACCGAAGAATCTGCCGACAATGAATTTGCGGAAAAAGATGCGGAAATTGAGACTCTTAAATCTGAAATCGCTTCTCTACAAGAAAAATACTCTCTTCTCGAAACAGAAGCAGAAGAATTACGTTCTTACAAGGCTTCCCGCATTTCTGCGGATAAAGACGCTCTTATCAATAAGTACAATATGCTTTCTGATGATGACAAAGCAGAAATTATTGCAAACAAAGACTCTTATTCTTATGAAGAAATTGAATCTAAACTTGCTCTTCTCTATGTAAAGAAAAATGTTGATTTTGATGACCAAGAGGAAGAAGTTCCTGTTTCTAATGAAGCAACTCTTACCTTTGGTCTTTCTACTGCAAATGGCGATGCGGAAATTGACCCAATTATTGAGCTTCTCCGTGACGCTGCAAATAAATAAACAATTAAGGGGGAATTAGATGGCAATTACCATTAAACGTACTGGAATTCCAGGTCACGGCCTTTATCCAGTTGTTGAGCCAAATCACCTTTCTGCTCCTCGAAGTGGCGGCGTTTATGCACAGCTTCCTCTTCCTGCTTCTGTTAACGCTGCTTTTCAAGGTCAATTCTTCAAATATGACCTTGCCGGAGGTGCGCTAAGCTTCACTGGCGATGCTCCTTGGGTTATGGTATACAATGAGGAAAAACTTTATGACCCAACTCGTCAAATGCACCGCGATTATGCTATGGTTAATCTTAGCAACGACCCTAGCGTAAAGTTGGTCCCACGTGTTTTCCGTCTATATGTTGGTGATATTTATACAACTAACTGTGTCAAAGACGGTGACTCTTACACCGTTGGCGACAAGCTTGTTCCTGGTACTACTGGCCTTCTTGAAAAGAAAACTGCTATTACCGCAGATGATACTCTTGTCTGCAAGGTTGTAAAAGAGACAACTCTTCCAGATGGTCAACCTGCCGTTAAACTACAAGTTATTAAAGCTAACTAAGAGAGGAGATAAAATAATATGGAACTTACTTTAAACGACCTTAAAAAGCTCGCTAAAGCTACTTTAAGCAAAACTCCTCTAACTTATTCTATTAATGGTAAAGAGGAAACTTTTACCACAGAAACCGCAAATGAAGCACTTCGTGCTGCACTTGCTCCTTTAACCAAGGATTATTACACCTTTAAGCGTAATGAGAACACCATCTTCGAACTTATCTCAGAAGTCATTGATGAAGTTACTCCTAAGCGCGTAATGGCACAATATGAACGCTTTGCTGACGTTAAGACTGTCGCACAAGGCGAAAAGCCAGTTTTCACCACTCGTATTACCGAAGCTGCTCGTAAACGTGCAAAAGGCTTCGTAACTCTTGTTGGTCTTGCTGGTCGTTATGAAACTTGTATTCTTGATGGTCGTCAAGTCACCGTTCCTACCTCTGCTTATGGCTATGCCATTCGTCTAGGTTTTGAGGAATTCCTTGACGGTCGTTACAGCTTCGCTGACTTTACTGACATTATGCTTGAAGGTCTTGATGATGCAATCTACGCTGAAATCGCAAAGGCTCTTGATAATGCGGTTGCAACTCTTCCAACTGTAAACAAAGCTACCAATGCTGGCTTTGATGCTGCTATGTTTGATAAGCTTCTAGCTATTTCCGATTCTTATGGTAATGGTAACTCCACTATCTATTGTACTCGTGAATTTGCTGCTTCCCTCATTCCAGCAGACGCAGCTTGGGCATCTGATTCTATCAAGGACGAGCTTTTCCGCAAAGGCTTCCTTGGTGCTTATAAGGGTCACGATGTAGTTATTCTTCAGCAATCTGTTGTTGATGCAAATAATTCTACTAAAGCTATTGACCCATCTAAGGCTTACATCATGGCTTCCGTTGGTGAAAAGCCAGTCAAGGTTGTCTTTGAAGGTCAAACCGCAGTCCGTATGATAGAAGATAATGACGATTGGTCCCGTGATATGCAAACCTACAAGAAAGTTGGCGTTGCTGTTCTTACCAATCCATCTATTTGCCAGTTTGTTGATACTTCACTAACTAAAACTTTTTAGTTTTTAATTTTTAGCAACGAAAGGGGTACTTAATTTAATTATTGAGTACCCCTTATTTTTATAAGAGAAAAAAGGAGAAAATATATGTCCGAAGATATTAAAAATGTTCCTGGTGACGAATTAGTAACAGTTACCAATATTACCCGTTCACCTATTGGCTACACCCTTTCGTCTAATAATGTGCGCCGTATTATTGCGGGAGGGGCCACAGTAAAGGTTACTGCTGATGAATTGCGTAATCTTAATCTAGAATCTGGCGGTAATGTTTTGATTAAAGATTATCTTCGTGTAAATAATCGCAATTTAGCTTTAGAATTTGGCATTTCCGAAGATTTATTTGACCACGAGTATAATTGGGGTAGAGAAAAAATTGATGATGTCCTATTAAATGGCAGTATGGATGAATTCCTAGACGCTTTGGACTTTGCTCCCCATCGTGTTATTGATATGCTTGTTGAACGTGCGGTCGAGCTTGAAGCACCAGACAATAACAAGCTCAATGCTCTATCCAAGAGAACCGCTCTAAATATTTCAAGCATGATTGAAAACAAACACGCTTATGACGAGGAAAAAGAAGAAGAAGCTCCTAAGGCTCGTAGAGCCGCGGAAAATGAACCAGAAAAGGTTGCCCGTAGAGCTAAATAATAAATGACGGAGGTTTAGAATGGAAGAACCAACAACCTTCCAAGAAGTTTATGATTTTTTCTTATCGGGAATTACTGATGATATGTTTTTGGAAATGACAAAAGAAGATACAGAGGAAATGCTGCAAGAGATTTTAGTTGCGGCATTTCCACACTACGAATTCCCGCAATGGAAGAATCCTTTTGGTTTAGATATGGTAAAAAAGGAATTTACCGCAAAACTAACCTTAGAAGATATGAGAATTCTTCGCTCCTATATGATTGTACAATGGATTGGATTCCAGCTTGCTAATGTTGATTTAGTGCGCCAAAAGTATAGTGGTAGTGATTTTAGTTTTACCTCACAAGCTGCACACATGAAACAACTTATCGCAATGAAACAAGAATATGAGCGAGAAGGATTCCATTTACAAAGGCTTCAAGGTCGTAGATATGTAGATGCAGAAGGACACGTTCGTTCTTCTCTTGGTAAGATAATGGAGCCGCTATAATGGCTTTATTCGTAGTAAGTGACGAGTTATTACAACTGGAAAATCAATCAATCAAAGAAAATCTTTCCCGCATCGTTGGGCAGATTTTCAAACTTCTTCCTATGCGGGAAGAGGACAAAGATTGGGAGAAGCCGTTGGATACTCTATTAATCGAAGTTAGTGGATTAACTCTTTTTATCCCTGGTCAGCCTAAATTGATTTCACTAATTAGCAAATTGGCTGGTATTAAAAAGCATCCAGAAGATTTTGACCTGTTCCGCAGGACAATCTTCGAAGCTTGCGGACTAGCCAATGATTTGAAAGATTTAGTTGAGCCTTAAAACTCTTTCTGCTCGTATTGATTATCTAGGCGGTGACCAACTTAGCAGAATCAATAAACAAAAATTACAATCTTTCCGAGCAGCTTTAAAAAATGATTATAATTCTCGTTTAATCAAAACTGATAAACACGCTTCTGTTCCTTGTATTATCAAAAATAATGCGTATGGACTTAAAGCGGATTATGATAAGAAATATATTTCTGTTGAATTTTCCGCAGGATTGGAAGCAGGAGACGTTTTTCAATGTCTTGATGATAATTCAAGATGGATGATTTATCTACCAATCTTAACTGAAACAGCTTATTTGCGTTCAGAAATTATCAGATGTGACCACTCTTTGAACATCAATGGAAAAGAATACTTTGTGTATTTCCAAGGACCAGTTGAAACAGATATTCGTTGGTTTATTAAAAATGGTATCAATGCTAATGAATTAAACAAATCTGGCACTGTCTACATCAAAAAAGACGATAATACTCTTAATTTCTTCCATCGTTTTACTAAAATTAAAATAAATGGTCATATGTGGGAAGTACAAGTAACCGACCCGATTTCCGTTCCTGGTATCCTAGAACTAGAATTACAAGAATACTATGATAATAAGGAAGCCGACCTCCCGCAAGTTAAGCCATCAGACAAAAACCAGCTTATTAAGGGTGAGAAAATTGTTAAACAGAATACTAGCGTTGGTTATATGGTCGATGATAGTATTTATAATCCTTCTACCTCTTGGACGATTGCGGGAAATGATAGAGTCAAAATTGAAGAAGTTTTGAACAATGGTCAAATTTGCAAGGTTAAAGTAAATGAAGGTGCTATAGGCAAATTTACTTTATCATACGGAACAAACAGCATGGAAATTACCATTGATACATCTGATAGTTTTATTAATGGTCCAACAGAGGTATTCCCATACAGTACAAATAGATATTCTATCGCTTTGCCGCAAGGAAAAGAAGCCTTATTCAGAACAGACAACCCAAGTGCAAAGGTTGTTGCCGTTGGTGATGACTATTGCGATGTAGAGATTGTTTCTGGTAAAAGCGGAAAATTCAAGGTAATGGTAAAGATTGATGAAAATATCTATGAATTACCAGTTAAAATAAAATCTTTATAAAGGAGGTAGATTTTGAGAATAGCTACAAGCAAAGTCATTGAAGAAAATTATAAATCCTCCTTTATGTCTTGCGAAAAAGACCAAGAGACTATTTGGAAAAAACTCTTTATTGATACAAAAGATTATTCCAATAAACTAAAAAAGCTGTTAGTAATCAATTCTCCGCACTGTTTAGACCCAGAGCATGAAGAATTTAATGAAGAAATTAAAAAATATGATTTGCGGAAATTGAGAGAAGGTCAATACATTAAAGTTGTACCTAAATTGATGTTCTCTGACCATGAAAATGTTAAGTCTTACATCCTTCTAGAATTTGATAATTTCATTCCTACCGATAATCCGCAATACAGAGATTGTTTAATCAGTTTTTCTATTATTTGTCATTTGGACTCTTGGGAACTTGACGATTATAAATTAAGACCAATTCAGATTGCTTCTTACATTGATGGCATTATGAATGAAGCTCATTTATCTGGCATCGGTAAACTAGAGTTTATTGGAGCAAAACAAGTCATTCTTAATGAATTTTTGGGCGGAATTGTCTTGCAATACCGAGCGACTCATTCAGATGCGGATGATGCGGAAAAAGTTAATAATGCTATTCCCGCATACACCCAAACAACAAATTTATAAGAGCTGATTTAAAATGGCTATAAAAGGAGATTATGCACAAATACTTGCGGGATTGCCTATTTCTATTTTTGGAGCGAATGTGGCAGTCACGCAGCCAACGGTAAAAGATATTTGTGCTTTTGGAGAAGATAAATTTTTATCGCAAGTTAGTATCTTCCTCAATTTAGATAGTTTTACTGAAAAAATTAAAGAGGGCAATTCTCAATTAGAAATGCTCTCAGACTTTCAAATTTTTATGACGGTTTTGAATGAAGATGAAACTTTTTCGCAAGAAATTCTTAATTTTTTTGAGTTAATTTTCCCAAATTATCATGTCGTTTTAGATAGTGGTTGTATTCAATTTCAATTAGAAGAAAATGGTCCTTTTATTGGTCAGATAAATCCCATGAATTTTGAGACTTTTTGTGACACTTTAAAGGAATTGTTTATCCCGTTTAATGCGGATGAAGTTGAGTATAATCCCGCAAACGATAAAGCAAAAGAGATTGCGGAAAAAATTAAGCAAGGTAGGAAAAAGAGACAGAAGCAAAAGAGTGATGGAGAAAATTTCTCGATGTATGGGATTTATGTTTCTTGTCTTGCTATTGGACTTCCAATGGATATGAACACCTTGCTAAATTATACTCCATTCCAATTACATGATTCATTTGTAAGGTATAATGCGAAACTTTCTTTTGATTTGTACCAGAGAGTTGCCACTATGCCTATGATGGACACATCTTCAATGAAAGAACCACCTAGCTGGCTTGATGACATTTATAAGTCAGGTTAAATGATATAACCGCCTAGTGCGTTTATATATTTTGAGGTTTAAAAACTTGGTGCGTCAAGTAATTAAATCATCAAGGAAAAATTGTATACAGTATTTCTTTATTCCAAAAAAAGAAAGGAGAACTATCATATGAATCGTTTTGGTGTTCGTGAAGTTGCTGATGTAACTTTCAAACCACTCAAATCTGTTGACATTGGCGGTCAACACTTTGACGCTTTTCAACCAGTTCTCACCCTTGATACCGCAAAGACCTCTTCTCTTGAGCAAGCAGTAACTACCGTTTATGCTAATGGTGGTAAGGGTAATCCTACTCTTGTCTCTTGGGATGGCGAAAAGAAACTAACTCTTAACGTCCAAGACGCTCTTATGAGTCCTGTTTCTTTCTCTGTTCTTTCTGGTGCTGGTGTTGTTAAGGGCCGCACTCCTGCTGGACAAGACAAAAAGGGTAAGCCAATTTATGTACACAGCACTTTCGATGCTCCTATCGAAAAAGTTGGTGCTGAATATGTCGTTAAGCTTTCTGTCGCTGACCGCAAGGGCGCAAAGATTGTTGTTTCTAAAGAAGCTCCAATTTATCCAGTCGTTCTAGATTCTGCTGGCGCACAATCTCGCTTCCTCTCTGCCGTAACTGACAAAGAAGTTAAGGTTGTTAATGCCGCTACTCCTGCTGGAACTCCTGGCGCAATTACTCTTAAACTTGCAGAATTCAATGATGACTGCACCATCAAAGATGTCGCTGATAAAGATGTCTACTTCGTCCTTGGTAAGGAAACTCCTGGCGATGACCGTCTAGACGCTAACCTTACTGTTGGTAGTGTTGTTCGTCTTGATTGCTACACTCTTCATTATGAAGATGCTATGGAAATGACGATTGAAGCTAAGAACTTCGGTGGATATTACTACATTGAAGCTTCTACTCTCTTCCGCGATGAAGCTACTGGCGAGGACCTCCCAGCAGAATTCATTATTCCTCGTGGTAAGATTGAATCTAACTTCACTTTCCAGATGAACAACTCTGGTGACCCATCCGCATTTGACTTTAAGATTGATTGTATGCCAGCATACACCAAGTTCGATAAGTCTAAGAAAGTTCTTGCAACTCTCCAAGTTATCGATACTGCTGCTGGTGGTCACGATTACACCGATGAAGCTGTCCTTGGTCACAAGGGCCGCACTAAAGATGAAGAAGCCGCTGGTTGGTATTCTAAGTCTATCTTCGGAGCTTAATTTATTAAGTAAAAAGAATGAGGGGTATCTTCGGATGCCCCTCTATTTTTGAATAGAGGGAAAATGATTCTAGCAGATAATTATTTGCACTTTAAATTTGCAGATATGGTTGACGATAGGAATTCTTATGACCCACTTAGCCAATTCGCATATGCTAAAAATGGAATACAAAATTTAGCCTTACAGGGTGAACAATTACCTGCTGAAACCTATGTTGCGGAAAATTTGACTGAATATGAAAATTTGCTTGACTTTTTCCGCAGACCAGAATATAAAATCACCAAAAGAACAAAGCAAACAAATCCACAAAATACTGAATACTCTTGGGATTCTAAATTTAGTGATGAAATTACAAGTAGGTCAGAAGATTTAGCTAATGATATTTCTTTGTTTGTTAATATGCTAAGAGCTATTACAGGTGAAATTTGTAAACAACTTGGAGTTAATTTTCAAGAGTACGCAGCACAGCTTGTTGCGGAATATGCTCAAAACAATAGCTATTCCAGTCATGCTTCTTTAATTGGGTATGATATACTTTCATCTTTCTTATCTACAGATGGCTTTAAAAAGATACATACTTCTCAAGTTGCCAACGGTGGACTTGGTAAATTCATTGAATCAGCAGCACTTTTAATAGAAACGTTACCATCTTACACAGGCGATGCGGAAATTGGTACTATTAAATATCAAGCATCTGACGGTAGTACACAAGAGACAAAAAATGGTAAAGAAACAATCTTTAGGCTCTTGGAAAAAATTCAAGGATTGTATGAAACCGCTGTAGATGATGGCGCGGAAATTGCATGGGAAAAAATAAAAGAAAATTTGTTCGTGACCTATGTAGAAGCATTAGACAAATTAAATAAAGAGGTAGCTTTAAGAGGTCAATACGGTAACAGCGGAAAATCAAATTTGCAAATTACCGCAAATACTATTTTCAATAATACTAAGAAAAGTGATACTAATAGAACTCTTGTTAATCTAACAAAGCCAGGTGTTAATATAGTTGTAACAAATGATTTAGTTAGAATTACTTACGAAACATCTATTAAAGAATACCGTGGTTCTAAAAGTATTAAATATTCTAATCTAAGTATGGCATCTAGTATATCATTCTTAATGGGTGTTCAAATGGCTTATCCTAATATTACTACAAGAAACTTGGTAAACTTAGCGGCTGCAAGACCTGGTTATGGTATTTCAAGCCATGAAGAATACGATGAAGAAGAAATTAGTAAAACTTGGGGAAATGTCGTTCAAAATACTGTCACAGCTAGTTTGTTAAGTAGTATCTCTACTTTAATTGGTCTTGAAGGATATAAAAATACCTATCTAACATTAGGCGGAAAAGCTATCCCTATATCAGAGGTTATTTTGAGTTTGCGGACCTCCATGCAGACAGGATTTGCGGAAAATGCGTTTTTTTCAAACAATTTCTCTCGTGATAACTTTACTGCAAGTAATGAATGGATTTGGCAAAATGAAAAGAGTAAAGACTATTACAGTGACCGTAATTTAAACAAAGCTTTAGAAAGGTCAAAGAAACTTTATCATCCAGTTCTTGAAAAATTAAATCAAGCCAAAATGGATATTTCTTTAAGAAATTTAGAAAGTTTGCTTTAACTTTTTCTAATTTTGTGATATAATATAAAAGTAGAGTTTTGAGTAAAAAGGAGAAAAGATGATTGATATTTCTTTTGAGAAAGAACGTTCTATCAAAACACAAGATATGTATGACATTATCTCTTTTGCGATTGAGAGTGCGAATGAAGGCGGCTTCATTAATACTTTTGTCTTAGAGAGGGCAATCTATGTATACACCGCACTTATTCTAAATGAAGAAAAACGAGAAAAAATCCAAGAGAAAAATGCAATTTCTCCATTAGCCGCATGGGATTTTATTGTGGAAGAAGGAATCGTTGAGGAGCTTGCGGAAAATCATACTGCACTTTTAGAGCAACTTCCTCAGTATGCCGCTGTTTGGGCAGATGACCGCATGGAATATGAACATTCTGTGAGAGGACTCTTGGACACTATTCAAACTGTATCTGGTGATATTGTTGAGAATATGCGCAAATCTCTTTCTGAAACAGTTGACAACGGAGACGTTAAAGAGGTCCTTAAAATTGCGAACGACTGGGGTCTAAATAGAGAAATTCAAGAAGATGAAAATGAAGAAGAATCTCTTTTTCACGTTGTTGAGGGTCAAAAATAAGTAAAAATAATTAGCCTACTTTCAAAATAAGTAGGCTATTTTTTTATGCCTATGAATGAGAAGAAAAAGGAAGCCTGTAAGATACTTGCTGGCTAAAAGATAGAGAAGGTGGTTTTATTGGCTAAATACTCACAAACAGTTGAGTACAATCTACGTACTTCCTTAGACGCTAGTGGTATCACCAAATTACAGACTGAACTAAATAAAGTTAGAGCTACCATTCAAGAAATGGGCAGCGGAAAAGAAGAATTATTTGGTTTTGATATTGCATTAAAGAATATCACAAAAATTCAATCACTTCTTAATAAAAGTTACAATTCCCGCATTGGTATGCTTGACCTATCAGCCTTTAACAAAGGTTTAAAAGAATCTAACCTTAGCCTTGTGGATATGAGGGCATCTTTTAAGCTTGCGGGAAATCAAGGTCAACAAGCTTTTACTCAAATGCTCGGTAGGCTTGGACAACTTGATACGGGTCTAAAAGCTACTAGCAGCACTATGGACAAAATCTTCAATACTGTTGGCAATACTGTCCGTTGGGGTATTGTTGCTAGTGGTTTTAATATGATTAAAGCTTCCATGCAAGATTCTATTAAATATGTTAAAGAATTAGACAATTCTCTCACACAAATTATGCTTGTCACGGACTATTCCCGCAAGCAAATGAACGATTATGCAAAATCTGCTAATGAAGCTGCTAAAGCTGTTGGTTTAACCACTACTCCAATGACAAATGGTACTCTTGTTTTCGCACAGCAAGGTTTTAATCTTAAAGATTCTGCTCAATTAGCTACTTTATCTGCTAAATTGGCTAATGCTTCTGAACAAGATACTAAAGATACTTCGGACCAAATTACCGCAATTATGAACGCCTATAATCTTTCTGGTGACGTTGAAAAACTTCATGCAGCTTTAGACTCTTGGGCAAAAGTTGCTAACGTTTCTGCTGCGGACGTTGCGGAAATTGCGGGCGCAGCTCAAAGAGTTGCTTCTACTGCTGCCGCAACAAACGTGACAATGGACCAATTAAATGCCCAAATTGCAACTATTGAAACTGTTACACGAGAAGCACCAGAACAAATCGGTAATGGTCTTAAAACATTGTATGGTCGTTTTTCTGACATTAAGCTTGGAAAAACGCTTGAAGATGGTGTAGACCTTGGTAAGGTAACTAAGGTACTTGATAAAGTTGGCGTACAAGTCTTAAATGGCGATGGAAAACTTCGTGGTGTTGGTGACATCATGGAGGACCTCATGGCGGTATGGAAGTCTATTGATTCTACTCAAAAGGCAGCTATCGCACAAACTGTTGCAGGCAAATTCCAGCTTTCACGTTTTGAAGCTTTAATGAACCGTGGAGATTTATACGGTCAATATAAAAATGCGTCTGAAACTGCAAGTGGTACTCTTGACCAAATGAATGAAGAAGCTGTCAATTCATTAGCAGGTAAGAGTAAGCAGATTATGAATAATGTTGAGGGAATTACCGCAGCATTATTTAATACCGATGATGTTTACCCAGTTCTTGATGGTGTAAGAGATTTACTAGGTTTAACCAAAGACTTCATTGATACTCTTGGTGGCGGAAAAACGATTATGCTTGGTGCTTATTCCCTCATGACAAAGATGTTTAGTTCTCAAATGTCTGCGGGAATCGCCAATGTAATTAAGAATATGAATCTTGCGCAAACAATTCAAAACAATAACCGTATGGCTTTACAGCAAGCGCAAGAAATGGGATTGTTAAGCCCAGACCTCAACTCTTCTGATTATGAGAGTTATTATGACAATTTAGATAATCCTCACTTGGAAAAAGTGCTTGACTTTATGCGTTTTGGCATTAAAAATAGAAGCACTTTCTCAACAGAAGAAATGGAAAACTATACCGCAGAATTAAACAAAACAGTTGCTCTTGAACAAGAACGACTTCAAATTCTAGAAAAGATGTCCACCTTAAAAGATGTTAGTAACCTTATTTATGGTGGAGATATTATCACTAGAGACAAAGAAAGCGGAAACCTTAAATTCTCTGACACATATGACCAAGTAGGAGACATTTTCGGTCCTAGCCTGTTGTACGACAATTCGGCTATTGAAATGCAAAGAAGTAATTCTACAGCGGCTTACAATTCTATTGCAAATATCCGTGAGAGTATGGCTGAAATTTTCAGTAATATGCGAGTTGCGGGCGATTTAGATGCCGAAGCACTTCAACTTCAAGAGGGCGAACTCCAAAAAATTGAAAAGAACTATCAAAACATTCTCAACTTAGTTTCCGCAATTGATGATAAATACTCTGATAATCATTATTTAACATTAGCAGAACAAGAAACTGATGAATTAGCTGAAAGTGTTTCTCAAACAGAGGACCCTCTAGACCGTTTGATTATCCGCATTAATCAATTAAAAGACCTCTTTGAAGATATGAAAACAGAGGGTCTTGAATTCTTTGACGGACAATATGCGGAACAAATTATTGCAGATTCTATTGGTCAATCTGATGTTCTTCTTAAGGGATTGCAACAAGCTAAAGAGGATAGTAAGATTGTCTTTGCCCGCAGGAATAGCGATTTAACTGGCTTAAATGACCGCAATCTTCATAACGAAGCTGGTCGCATTTCCCAAGAGGGCGTTAATGAAGGACTAGAAGAAGAAACGGCATTAAGGCATAGGATTCAATCTACTATTCAGCTTTCTAGTGCCATTGGACAACTTGGTTTTGCTTGGTCTGCTTTCCAGAACCTTGGCTCTTTGTGGGCAAATGATAACACAACCGATGGCGAAAAAGTATTACAAACAGTCATTAATCTTTCTATGGCTGTACCTAATATGGTTAGTGCATTTAGAGGATTTAACACCAAGAGCCTAAAAGATGCGCAGCAAACATTTGCATCTATTGGCGAATTTGTCAAAGGTAAAGCTATTGCTGGCTTCTCTAATATGGTAGATGGCGCAAAAGAATTTATTTCTAATTTTTCTAAAGCACCAGAGCAATTTAGAAATGCTCAAAGAGCGGCCACTCTTTTCTCCGAGTCTATGGAATCATCTAGAGTTGCGACTGCGGGAATTGCTTTAAGTTTAAATACTATTTTACCTGGATTATTTATTATTGCGGCAGTTGGTTCTGTCATTGCTAATACAGTAAGAGAGCAGCAAGAAGCTGTTTCTCGTGCAACTATTCAAGCTGGCGAAACCGCAACTGGCGATTTTAATAAGATTCGTGAAGCCAAACAGGCTTATATTGAAATGTACCAAAAGTACAAAGAGGGCAAGGCTAGTTCAGACGAACTTAAAAAGGCTTCTGAGAGTTTGAACAAGGCTCTTGGAAATCAAGCAGATACCTTGTCCGCAGCCAATGGTCAATGGGAAACCTATAATAGAAATATTGAACGTGCGTCAGAAGTAAAACTTGACGAGGTTATCCGCACACAAAACACGGCTTTAAACGAAGCTGGTAGAAAGTTTGCAGAATCTGCTGGTGCTTTTAACCCTATTTCCGCACAATGGGCGCCAGATGGCAAGTTCGCTGGCGGAAATCAAGCTGTTACTGAAGCTTATAAGAATTCTTCTTCTTTGAGTATGAGCAGTATTACTGGCGACTGGGGATTTGTCAATGGCACTTCTGCGGCCCAGAGAATTCAAGATATTCAAAGAGTTGATGAAGCATTTAATAAAGCGATTGAATCTGAACGTGCGCTTGGTCATGATGTTGAAGTTCTTGTCGAGGAGCAAAAGAAACTCCATGCTTTAAGAGATTCTCATTCAGAAGAACTTAACCAATACCAGACGGCTAGCCAAAATTTGACTGCATCGCTTACTGACAAATACAGTTCAGATAATGCTCCTGTTCAATACCAAAAAGGTGAAACGATTGAGCAATATCGTAATCGCCTTGTCGAAGATTTACAGAAAAAAGGGTATGTAACTGGGCAAGACGAAGCCGAAGCGATGGCAGATGGAATTGTTGAGGGTACTTCAAAAGTCGTTTCTAACACTCAATGGCTGAAAGATTTAGCGAAGCAACGAGCTTTTGAAGATGCTAATAAGAAATACGATAATCTTTCTGATGAACAAAAAGCCGCAGTTGCTAAAGGTTTCAATAATTTTGCTCCTGGATATGATAAAGATAAATATGCTCAACTCATGGCATCTATTGATGAAGATTCCTCTGTTGAGAATATTCAAAATCAATTAAAGCGAATTAAGAGCTTAATTCCAGAAGAAGATAAAACAATCCAATTAAAGACTGATTATAAAGACGCATACAAGGAAACAAATGGTGCAGTCAATCAGTTAGATTCTATTTGGTCACAATATGACAAAGATGAATCTGGTGGTTTTGATAATCAAGAAGCCGCAAAGTTACTTGCGGAACATCCCGAATATGCTGGCTATTTAACAAAAGTTGGTGACCAGTATAAACTTAATCAGCAAGCTTTAGATGACTGGAATGAGTCAATCAAAGAACAAAATCAGCTTGTTGATGATAATATGGGCGGTACGCAATCATTTGAGAATTATAGAGATATTCTCGCATCCGTCCAAAGTAAAAATTCTCATCAAAATACACACGATTACGGTATTGGAAATTCTACCGAAGGCGTTGTAGAAGAACAAACTAATTTCCAAAACATAGATTCTCAGCTAGACGCTCTTGTTAACAAGAACGAAGAATTAAATCAAAGTCTTGCGGAAGGTAGCATTAGTACGCAAGAATACTTTTCTTCAATGAGTTCTAGTATCGAATCTAGTGGATTATATGATGCCTTAGATTCTCTTAACGGCAAATTTGATGCAACTACAGATTATGCGGAAGAAATGGTATCTGTACTTGGTGCGGAAGTTTCTGATGCTCTTATCCAATCCAATAAACGCTTTGTACAAGGAAAAGAATCTGTTAGCGATTATATCAAAGACCTACAAGGCGGAATTGAAATTCAAAAGAGATTAACAGCTTCTACTTATGACTTGCAAGAATCAGAAGATGGTTTATACGAAGCTGTAGACAAAAATGACCAAGCTGCGGTCAATGCGGCTGATTCTCTCAATGCTCTGACCCGCACACAAAAAGAACTATCAGCAGCTTTAGAAATTTCTGATACTCTTGGACAAAATGCGGAAATGCTAGAGCAATACACAGATGCCGCAGGTCAACTTACCGATGGTATTCTTGATGATTCTAGATTTACTGATTATATGAATAGCCTTACTCAGAGCTTAGTTGATTTTGCGGCGACTTCGCAAGACAATTTTGCTGCTATTAGTGAAAGCCTAGCTAATATTGCAAACGTTTCTGTCGATGAAATGAACTCCCTGCTCACTGCCGCAATTAATGGTAGCGCAGAAGAATCTGCTGCGGCCATGGCTCAAATCGTTGATATGACGGGTATGAGCGCAGACCAAGTTTCTCAAATGACGCAGCTTGCAATGAATAGCACATCTGGCGCACTAATGAACGCACAACAAGCTATTGGTCAAGTTCTTACTGCACTTGGCAATATGATTAAATCCTTTAATTATACCATTGAATTTGAACCATTTATTAAAGGTCCTGCCAATGGTAAATGGATTGATATTGAAAATGGTAAGATTAATCTTCCTACCTTTGGTTTTAATGCTAAAGGCAAGGGCGGTGGTAATGTAGCTTCATTTGCTGCTGCTTTGACTAATGCTGGTAGTTACTTTACTAATGCGGGAAATACCGCAGCTAGAGCGCAAGCTATCAGTGCATACAAGCCTGTTGGAAACAATGCCGTAGGTCAAGGTGCTAGAGGTGCTGGCTATGGCGGTTCTGGCAAGGGTAAAGGCGGCGGTGGAGGAAAAGGCGGCGGTTCTGGTAAGTCTTATGAGCCAAAAACCAAAGACTTTGAAAAAGATGAAGTAGATAGATACGAAAGAGTAAATGCCTTACTATCTGCTGTTGGAGAAGATTTATCAGTTATCCAAAAGGAAGAAAAACGTTTAACTGGCAAAGAACTTCTTAAAAATCTTGAATCGCAAATTCCGCTGCTACAAAAACAGATTCTTCTTTATCGTGAAAAGCTAAAAATCCAAAAACAAGAATCAAGTGAACTTAGGGACCAATTACAATCTCAATATGGACTTGCTTTTGATACAGAAGGATTTATTGCTAATTATCAGCAGGTTCATGATGAATTACTTAATCGTGTTAATAACCTTATCGGTCAGTATAATGCTACTACAACCGAAGAAGGACAAAAAGACCTCGATAAACAAATTCAATCTGCTAAAAAAGAACTTGATGATTTTAACAAGACCTACAAGCGATATGACACGCTCTGGTCAAAAGATTTAAAAGATACCCAAAAGCAGATAGAAGATATTACTGATTCTATTGAGGATTTACAAATTGAAGCTTTCAACAAATCTGTTAAAGCCTTAGATAATATTAAAGATATTCAAAAGACGCTAGAGACATTCCAGCATAATATGAATCGTGGACTCGATAAGAATCCATTTGAGGACCTTGCGGAATCTGGTGCAAAGTTACAAAAATACTTTGATATTAAAACTGCTGATAAATATTTTGATGAAATGATTAAGAATTATAATAGACTACAGCAGAAAGCTACTGAACAGTCCGCAAAAGACTTCTATCAGAGAAAGATTGATGAAGTTAAGGCTGGAAGGTCCGCACAGGGCAATGGTAGTATGGAAGCTGGCGGAACTGGCTATTTTGATATGGCGTGGCAAAATGGCTCTGAAATTCTCAATCAACTTAAACAATATGAAGAGACTGGTCAATCTGAAATCTTTGGAGAAAATGGCAAAGGTTTATATGATTCTGCAAAAGATATATTTAACCAAATGTCTAAACTCCTAGAGGACTATTGGAGCGACATTGATGATGTTCACAATAAGATTATCGAAGCAATTTCAGACATTTCTGACCGCATCGAAAAGCGCAAGAATCAATATTCCGCAATCGCAGATGAACTAGAACACATTGCGGATATTTCTGAACTTCTTCATGGCGACAAGGCTTATGAGGAGCAAAATAGAATTCTTGCTGCTCAACAAACGAACTATCGTGCGCAACTTGCGGAATATCAGCAACAGCTTGCTATCTGGAAAGAAATGCAATCTCATATGCGCCAAGGTTCAGAAGAGTGGAATACGGTCCAAGAGAAGATTACTGCTGCTACAAAGGATATTGATGATTTAATAAAGACTAGCCTTGAAAATCTACACAAACAGTATTCTAATGCTATTAGCAAGATTACTGACTCTTGGAGCGGTCAAGCTATGGGCAATGACCTTGAGTGGATTAAGACTGAATGGGAACTCATTAACCGCAATGCAGATTACTATTTAGACGCAACCAATAAAGCTTATAATATCCAAAAGCTACAAGGTAAATATCTTGATTTACTTGACGGTACGAATGACCTTAAAGTACAACAAATGATTACCGACCAGATGAAAGACCAATTAGGATATTTGCGGAACAAGACCAACCTTTCTTCTTATGACGTTCAGTATGCACAGGCTCAATTAGAAATCTTGCAAAAGCGCATTGCTCTCGAAGATGCTCAAAATAACAAGACTCAAATGAAGCTCCGCAGAGATTCACAAGGTAATTATAGTTATGTTTATACTGCGAATCAAAATAATACAAGGGCCGCACAAGGCGACTTATTAGACGCACAAAACAATGCTTATAATTTATCAAAAGAACAGATGAAACAAACTCAATCTGACTCCTTGTCCGCACTCACCGAAGCTAAATCCCAAGTAGATGACATTTGGAATAATGCAAATCTTTCACTCGATGAAAAGAAGAAGAGAACTCAAACTATTATTGATTCTCTTAAAGAATACCTTGCTTCTACCGGTGAGCAATTAAGTACATCTGAAAAGAATATTATCAATGATTATATTGGTATGTTTAATGCCATGACAGAAGAAAATCGTTCTGGTATGAAAGATGTATATGACCAAATTGTTCAAGGTAACAATGACGCATTTGACCAGATTGATACCCGTTGGGCAACTTCTATTACAAACTGGCTACAAAATCTAGCTGATTTTAATACTAATACCGATGGAATGTTTAATAGTCTGATTGATACCGCGGAAAATTATAAAGAGCAAACAGAAGATGTAGCTAATGCGGTTGGTAGGGATTTTGATAATATTACTCAAAGCCTTAATAATTGCGTTGATTCTACAAAAGAGCTATCTAATAGTACAGCAGACTTTATTCAGCAATTAAAGAATGATTCTGGTGTAGTTCAAGATTACGAGCATAGAATCGAAAGCATGGCTGGTAAAGTAGTTAATGCTAACAATTCTATGAGAGCTTATAACCAGCAAGTAAATGACCTTGGTAATAAGCTTACGGCAAAAGAGCAAGAAAATGCTAATTTACTATCTCAAAATCAAAACCTCCAAGGGCAAATTGACGAATGGACTCGTCAACAAAATGGCGGAGGTGCTGGTGGAGCTGGTGGAGGTGCTGGCGGTAATGGCGCAGGCGGTTCTGGTTCTGGCAATGATGCTACGGCTTGGGGTATTGCGCAAGCAATTTGGACCTATGGTTGGCAATCTGGCTGGGGCAATGACCCAATCCGTTCTGGTAAGCTAAAAGGTGCTTACGGTTCTGATTTTGCCCGCAAGGTTCAAGATTATATTAATCAATACTGGCAGAGTGGTAAGCTAGTCAACTACAATTCACTTGGCTATAGTTCTTACAATTTAATAGGCTATGATACTGGTGGTTACACTGGTTCATGGAATAATTCTTCTGATGGTAGGGTTGCTTTACTACATCAAAAGGAACTTGTCTTAAATGCTGATGATACTAAGAATATTTTAGGTGCGGTCCAGGCTGTCCGCAGCTTTGCTAATGCAATGAAAGTGGATGCAATCAATAATATTCTTGGAGCTTTTGGAAATGCTATTAATGGAATGACCTCTATTGGTGTTGATAACAACATTAAACAAGATGTACACATTACCGCAGAGTTCCCAAATGCTACATCAACTAAAGAAATTGAAGATGCTATCCTCGGTCTTAATGACCGTTCTTGGCAATATGCTTTTGGTAAATAGGTCAAAATTGAATAAAGTTTTGCTGTTAATTTTGATTTTATACTAGAGTAAACAGAATTGAGCGTAGGGTATTTTTACTCTACGCTCTTTTTTATTAGAGAAAAAAGGAGGTAATGCTTTGAATAGTCTAGAATTGCAAGATGCCATTTTAAAAGCTGTGGATACGCTAACGCAAAAAAGAATGGAAAGAATTCAAGCTGATAGAACCATTACCGCACAAGTTTTGAAATGTACAAATGCTTTAACGAAGGAATATAGTCTTGAATATAATGGCGGAAATATCCTTGCTTATGCGGCCGATGGTAAGACTTATTCCAATGGAGAAGTAGTTTATGTCCTCGTCCCGCAAGGCGATTTTTCCGCAAATAAAGTCATTTTAGATAAAGGGCAGGCTAAAAAAGATAGTTCTCAATTTATTAGCTCCGCTTTAAATGATTATAATATTATCGGTCGTAATCTAATTAATGATGCTTTTAATAGTTTACCTCTTGGACTACATTCTTATTTAAATCATGAATACGCTTTACTTTACAAATACGGTATAAAAAGTGATGCTGCTAATAAGATGTTTTTAGTTGACGGTGATGAATTATCCAACAGCATAAAAGAATCTGACGGATTCCTTATTAGTGCCGATTTTCTTTCCAGGTTGCCAAGAGCCCATAGAATTAGCTCTAATGGTACTTTTGGACTAGAATTTATTTTAGCTTACAAGGACCAGAGTAAAGAAAACGGGATTAAGCTAGTACCTTATGTTATTGACACTAATAACATGGTAGGCAATCCTTTAAATAATGGTTCATGGACCACTCAACAACAAATTTATTCCGTAGATAAAGAAAATTTCTTATACATTGATACAATCTTATTCTATGAGAAAGATTTTGTTGTTGAAGATGATTTAGTCAATGCGGATGATAAGCTCGGGCATGGCAAAGATATTTTCATTAAGAATATTCAATTTATGGGGTTAAAGAAAATTTCTGCAACTAGCGGAAATTATCGCTTACAAATTTTAACTCCAAAAGGAAACACCTTTAAGACATTGAATAGTTCTTCTAATCTTGACATTATCGCTAAATTCTATATGAAAAACACTAATCTTACTGACCAAGTTAACTTTTATTGGTTTAAAGAAGATAATAGAATTACCACTTTATCAAAAGGTTATCAAATGTATGGCGGTCCTGGTTGGAAACTACTAGAGGAAAAAGGCCATAATAATTCTGCTTCATTTCCCGCAACAGAAAATCTAGCACACGAAAATAAATATTTATTAGTTGCGGTTTATAAAGAACAGATTGTATTAAAAGAACACTTTGTTTTATTTAACGAAGCGTCCAAAAGAGAGATTTCAATTAATTCTTCCCTTGGTGTAAAATTTAATTTTGACTTAGGTACTCCTACTCTTACTTGTTTGATTAATGGCAAAGAAGAAAATTTTGATGCGGGAATTGCTAACGCACATCCTGACCAATTCTTTACTTTCGTTTGGTCTAAGGTAGACAAATTTGGCAATGTTACAATCTTCAATCAAACAAAGCAAGAAGTAGAAGAAAAATATAATAATCTGCTTCATTCTGGTAATTTTACATATGCGGAACTAACCGCTTTAAAAAATTTGGCAGAAAGCCTTAATGGAATTTCTTGGGAAAAGAACAAACTTGTTTTCCCAGTAAATAAAATTGATGATACGGTTACAATAAAATGTTCTGTTTATTTGCGGGATAGAGAACCAGTAAACGAAGAAACCGCAGAAAGTTTACAATACAACATTGGTTCTTCTTCTATCGTTTTACAAAACGAGAAAAGTTCTGTTAAAAAAGATTATCAAATTGTAATTGAGAATGGTAATCAAGTATTCCAATATAGCGAATCGGGGGTTTCTCCCGCAAATGAAAGGAATCAGTCTCCAACTTTAGTAAAGCCTTTAATTGCACATCTTTATGACCCAAATGGGTTAGAGGTGAATAGCTCTACTTTCGATATTGAGTGGCTAGTTCCTGTTTCTAATTCTTTAATTGAATTACCGTCTCTTTTACAAATCAATCCTGCTTCTGGAATTAAGGAAATTTTTAATGGGAAACAATTTCCTCTAAAAATTAAAGATATTTTTGATTCTCTTTCTTATGATAACCAGATTCAAGCAATCGTTAAGTATCAAGGGCAAATTTACAGGCAATTAACTGACCTTACTTTTACCAAAGTTGGTGAAAATGGAACTAATGGCACAGATATTGTCGCTAAATTATCTCCTTCATTCGTCTTTGGAACGGATAAAAAACTTTGTCTTGAAATTGAAAACGGAAAGGCTGCCTTAAATTCTGGTCAAACTTTAGATGACGAAATTTTTGATTTTAACCTTTTCCAAAAGAATGAAAAACTTATTATTGAAAAAGACAAGATTCAATGGAATATCCTTGGCGGAAATAAGAAATTATCTAAAGTCTTTGATTTTGCGGGAAATAAATTAACCTATACTTCACCAATTTCCGCAAACAATTTTAGGAATCAGATTATTAAGACTTCTTATAAGTTAGAAGATAAAGAATACTCTGCTTGTTATCCATTGGCAATAATTGATTATAGGATAAAGAAAAATTATCAAGTTGATATTGTAGCTAGTAAAACGCTTGATTATATTCTTTACAATAGAGAAGGACGCAATCCTCTTTATAATCATAATCTTGGTGTTTTTATTAACATTGAATCTAAAGACAAGAAATATATTGTTTGGAGCGCAGAAGGTGGAGAGCCAGATTTTGATGGCAGAAAATATGCGGACCATCCAAAAAATTCAGATTTAAATCTTTCTTATGATAAAGATTCTAATTCTACTAGCAAAAATCTAATTCCTAGAGTTACTTATGACGAACATGGAAATGCTACAGGCTTTGAACAATTAACTCAAATTTACATTTCCCCGAATATTGCTTATAGTGGAAAATATTCAAACAACCTAGTATATGGTAGAATCTATAACTCAAAAGAAGATTTTGATAATTCCCGCAATCCAGAAGTTGAAATTTATATTCCAATACATCTTTCCTTTAATACTTTTGGTCTAGCATCTTTGAACGGATGGGATGGCAATCGCTTAGAGATTAATCAGAACGAAAATTATATCCTTGCTCCGCAAATGGGCGCAGGATATAAAGACGCTAATAATAGGTTTACTGGTCTGGTAATGGGTTCTTCGTCTTTTTACGACAAAAAAGGTGGCAATACCTTGACTGGACTCTTGGGTTTTTCAAAAGGTAAACAATCTATTTTCTTGGATGCGGAAACTGGCTCTGCTATTTTTGGATTGCCAGAAGAACAAAGCGATGAAAATAAAAATTATGAAAGCGGCCAAATTAAGCTTATTCCTGGCGAGGAATCTTCTATTGGCAACTGGCATATTGGTTCTACTTCTCTTTATAATATAGAACCGAATAAATATCGTAATGGCAACGTTTTAGATAAACCATATGCGGATTTGGCAAAAGTCATTGATAAAAAGACGAAAAAGCCACGATATAAAGCCTCTATCCCGCACGATGCAGAAGGTATTATGCTTTCTTCCGCGCCAGCTTATATCACAATTAAAGGTCGCTCTCTAATTGATAATGATAAAGATGCTAATTTTAGTGGGTCAAATACTATTATTCAGCCAAAAGATTCCTTTGAGTTGCAACTAGACCCAAATAATCCATCTATCTTTACTATTTATCGTCACACGAACGCAGCAGAATATCAAAATTTTGTCGTCCATGAAAATAATATTTACACAGAAGAAGATGTTGATTTTTCTACTCCTCTTTCTTCCGCAATTTTAGATTCCAATAGCCGAATCATTGGATGGGAAACAAAAGAAAAATTTGATGGTAATTATGTAATCGCACATCAACTCCTTAATCCCGATTCAAATACTTTCTCTGGTGACTTCTATTTCAGTCTTGTAAAAGATAAAGATATTTATTATCTTCCAGAGCAAATTTCTTCTCCCGCGGAAAAAGATGCGGCTGCCCGCAAGTTGGCAAATGCTTATAAATGGCATAGAGAATTAAAAGTTGGTATTAATAGCCAAGGTCGTTTCTTTACTAATGCTCTGAAAGATAATGCGACTGCTTTAGCCATTGGGGATATTGGGGCATTTGGAGAAGCTGCTGCAAAACATAAATATATTGGTGCAACTTTTAATGTTGGTACTGGTACAAATGATAATGGATTAATTAAATTCTTTACTGAGAGTAAATCAGTTAACAAGAAAAGCGGCACTTTGTATATGACAGGTGGCACAAGTCTTGACAATGAATATCAGCGTGATTTTGTCTCAGCCTTTTCTTCCATTGGACTATACGCTTCTGATACCAAGAGCATCAATAAAACTTCTCGTGATAGAATTATAATTAGTTCAGATTCGGCAGAAATTGGACACGAAAATACATTCTTATCACTTCCAGCTACAGAAAAATCTTTATTGGTTGCGGAAAATGGTTTAGACATTACAACCAGCCTTAACAAAGCCGTTAATATTGTTTCTGGGCAACTTTTGGTAAATTTGAATAGCAATTCTTCACAATTAGGTGGATTGATTGTAAATGCTAGTGGTAATACCTCTTTGAATACGGGTAAAAAATTAAGCATTAATGTTGGCTCTAAAGATTTTGTCTTAAATACCCTTAATACTGAAATTAAAACTTCTAATGAGGGATATACCGCAAGGCAAAATGAAAATGGAGTTTCAAGAGCGGGATTAGACTTTAAGTATGGACCTGGATTAATTTCAAATATCTGGGGAGAAGGTTTACTTGTTAAGTCTAATCGTGGTATTCTACATTTAGAAAGTCACGGCTCACCAGATGGCGTACAAATTGATGCCTATTCTCCATCTTCTAATTCTATTGATGATGGTGTTTATTTACGGCTTTTGCCGCAAACTGGTGGTAGTGCTTCTTCGTGGATATTATCAAGTCCAAATGGAACTATGAAATCTACAAATGAATTATATCACGGCTTTAGTGGTATTAGTACATCTGGCATTTTTAACCCTAATTCAATTTATGTTCCAGGAGTTATCAATTCACATGATTCTACCAAGGGAGTAGACTATTGGACCAGTATTATGGCTGGTTGGGATATTCGTTCTGCTAATGGTAGTTTCGTTGCGGGAAATGACTTCAAATTCGCAAAGACGTATGCTTTTAGTGGTTATAGCGGCTATGATAGTGTATATAATCACCTTAAAGCTATTTATGCGGAATTAGCTAATTTTTATAATAAAATTAACAATCTGCGCACAGACGTTGACAATCATTGGGCAGTTACCGCTACAGAGAGATATGCAGATAATGCGGCTAATCGAGCATACAATAATGCGACTACTTGGACCGCAAATCAGAATTATGCTACTCAAAACTGGGTATACAGTAATTACACTCCATGGAATACTTATAGGGCACACACTCACAAGGCTGTCAATGTTTCTAACACTTATGGTCTTGTTGATTGGGATACTTACAATAGTGCTGTTGGAGATATTACTCACATTAAGAGAACTACTAAACTTAGCGACCTCTACACAGGTGGTCCAGCTTAGAATAGCAAAAAGGAGATAAAATGAATGATTTAGAGTTACAAATTAGAGTTTTGGCTACAGTAAAAAATTATATTGGAAACTTAATGGGGCAGAATCAAATTCCTGCTTCATTAATGGAAAATGTTTTGAATTCTGTTATGTTAGATGTTAAGGATGCGGCAAGGCAGGAACTTGCTGCATCCCTCCTTGCTTCCGCTGCCCCGCAAGAAGTAGAGGATGGCACAGACGAGGACAAGGAGGTTATTAATGGCTAGAAAAAATCTTGTTAAACAAATATCTGTAAAACAAGACGACAATACTCTTGGAACATTTTATGATTTTGGAGCTTCTTTCGCCGATGTTGTTGATACAAGAATTGGCATGGGAAATTTTTCTCTAGAGCAATTTTTTGACAATTATATGTCTTTTATGAAAGAAAATACTTTCGTTTTTGTTGGAATAGACCAACCGACAAATAAACATATTGGTTTATGGATTGACACAGGTCACACAAATCACGATACCTACGGAGAGAAATAGGAGGAATATAAATGGCAACTGCTGTAAACACATTATATCCTCCTGTTCTTCCTACTTTTTCAAATGCTTTTATTTATAATCAAGACGCTGTAATATATTTTACTATTTCTTCTTATAATTCTTCTTCTGATGTAAAAAGAGTTCATATCTCAGTAGTAAATCAAAATACTAATGAGAATGTTTTGAGCGATTCTAGTGGAATTATTTTTTCAGATTTGAAATTTGACTCTAAGAAGAATATGTATTATGTTGTAATTCCTGTTGCAGCAATCCAGTCTAAACAGTTTGAAATTAATCAATTCTACAAAGTTCAATTACGATTTGATAATTTCGATGGTGATTCTAGTTTTTCTTTCTTCACTATGTCCGCAAATGAGAAAAATAATTATTTGTTAAACTATCAAAGTTATTTTTCTGAGTGGAGTTCTGTCTGTTTAATCAAGCCTATTCTTGAACCGCATTTGAGAATTAAAACTTTAGACAACTCTAGCGCGGAAAAGGCTACAGCTTTTAACAAAGGTATTATTCCTATTATTGGTGGTATGTACTTTGGAGATATGAGTATTTTAGAAACAGAAACCTTGCAATCTTATAAAGTGCAAGTTTTTTCTGAAGATAAGTCCACTATGGTCCAAGATAATCCTACTATTTATACAAATAATACTCTTGACCCAAATGATATTAACTACAATATTGATTTGCAAACTATTGATACTACAGAAAATTCTAAATTCATCATTAGAATTACTGCAACTACTAAAAATCAATATGTCTTAATTAAAGATTATTCAATCGTATTAAACGACTTCTTGAATGATGTTGGCTTTGCTCCAGTATTCCAAGAAAAAGTTGACAACGAGCTGGGAATTGTAAATATTAGAATTAAGAATTCTTCTAGTATTGTTGGCGGGATTATCTACATAAAAAGGTTATCAAGTGTAGACAATTTTAAGAAGGCTGAATTAATTCACTCTGAAAAGGTCAATGGCACAATTGATATTTCTATTAAAGACAATACGGCTTCTAGCTTGGTTTGGTATAAATATTCTGCGCAATACGCAAATACCGCGGGTGCGATTACTCAGGTTTTCTATTCCCGCATCATTATGCCGAATTTTGAAGATGCTATTTTGTCATCTGGACAGCAACAATACAATATTAAATACAATTATAATATTTCTTCTATGAAACCTGTAGTTAACAGAGTGAAGATTGATACTCTTGGCGGAAAATTCCCAAAGTTTACAGAAAATGCTGTCTTAAATTATAAACAATTCTCCATTTCTGGCACTCTTTCCGCAGAAGCCGATGCTTATCAAAAGTTTATTTCTAAGAAGTCTGTTTTTAACACGAATGAATTAGAAGAATATTATAAGCATTATAAAGAGCATCCTAGTAAGTCTATTTTAGCAGACGCGGGCAAGGGCGATAAAGTAGAGACTACCCCAGATGATGATAGAATTGATGAATTAGTCAGAAATGATTTTAAGAATTATAAGAAATATGCGGACTTTGCTCAGCATACAGACAAAGATACAAGCATTACCGAAAACAACTATCTGACCACTACATACAATGACTATTTGTGGGAAAGAGAATTTAGGGAATCTTTGCTCTCTTGGTTAAATAATGGCGAGCCAAAGTTGTATCGTTCTTCTACCGAGGGCGCAATGGTTGTTATGATTGCGGACGTTTCTCTGCAACCCACCCAAAAGCGCAATAGAATCACATATGATTTTTCCGCAACGATGTACGAAATTGAAGATGGAAATTCTTTACAAAAATTAGACGAACTTAATATTTATCCAGTCCAAAAGACCAATCTTAATAACATCAATGGTATTTCCGCAGGTGGCGACGATGAATCATTAAAAGTTGTTAAACTTGGTCAGATGTATAATTTTGTTGTTGAAAATAAAAATGACATTAGGAATCTTCTTTTCTCTGACTTACAAATTAAATATGGAAAGTCAAATCTGAATGGTGAGACTGGTCTTTATGATAAAAAGAATATTCTTTCTAGGAAAAAGCCAGATGACCTGTACATTAAAAACGTAAAATTATATTTCCAAAGTAAACCAAATCTTTATTATTTTGATTCAGACGGTACGCCGCAATGGGTGAATAATAATAATTTAGATGCGGGAATTGTGGACCCAAAACAGGTAGTCTCTGGTTATACCTTTAACATTGCAAATGCCGAATCTCAAACAACTATTTTTGTAAATGAGCGAGGATATTATCAGATTCCAGATAGTTTTGATGTCTATTCTTTATCTTTCAATCATATTGGTGATGTTATAACTTTGGAATATACTCTTTGCTACAATGAAAAGAACAATGCAAATACGGTTATTTCTGGCAGCTCTATTGACCGCATCATCCTTGGACAATATGCTGGTATTTTTGCACCTGGAAAATATCTTAGTAAAGATATTAAGTCGAAGTATAATTTTGTGAGTTCTCGTGGGCATATTCAGTATATGCAATACTGGAAAGGCATTTCTTTAGAAGTTACTCCATATGCGCTTTGCAAAATTACTTATAAAGATAATGAGGAAAAACAATATTTAATTGGCGAGACTGGAATTTTACATTTGCTCAAAAATTTTGAGATTTCTAATATTGCTTTCGAGGGTGTAAGAGTTTCTGTTAAGCCATTGGAAAGACAAATGTATTTAGGTGAAAATGAAGTTTGCTTAGATACTGCTACGAATTATGAAACCGTAGCAGATATTCAGAATCCTATGAGGAATACTGTTTATAAAGTTGACAGTGCTTTTAGGGTTTACTTTGAAGATGGAAAATGGTATCAGTTCAAAGAATTGAATATAGATGAAACTAATGTTGCTCCTAATACTTCTACGGAAAAAGTTGGTTTAGCTTGCGTTCCTGTACAAGGGCAAATTAATTATTATGGCTCTGTTATTCAATCTAGCTATCTATAAGGAGGATATTACATGAGAAAATTTTATCCTTACCTATTGGGCGAAAGTGACGAGAGCCTAAATGATAAGCAGTCTAAATTAAATTTCTTATCTGAAATTGACGACTTTTTAAATAAAAAACAATATACAAGAATCACTTTGTTAAACTGGAATGAGGACCCCTTGAAGGAAATTCAAGGGGAACTCACCTCGGGTACTTTTACTAGCGATGGCTCTTCTTCTGTAAGGAATTCTTGTTCATTACAAGCAAGCTTAAATAGTGGTGAATACAATTCCGATGATTTCAAGAATGATTTTGCTATTAATAAGAAAGTCTTTTTAGAGATTGGTGTTAAAAACTACAGCAAGTTTTATGAAGATTATCCTATCTTGTGGTTTCCAAAAGGTGTATTCTATATTTCATCTGCCGCAGTAAATTCTAGTGTTAGCTCTGGTCTTTCAATTAGTCTAACTTTGAAAGATAAAATGTGCGGACTAAACGGTGAAATTGGCGGGAAATTCCCCTCTACGGTCATTTTAGACTCTGTAGACACTCAATCCGCTTCTGGTGATTATATTTCTGAAAAAGTCTTAATCTTTAATATTATTCAAGAGTTGGTCCATCATTATGGGGGAGAGCCACTTAATAATATTGTCATTGAAGATGTTCCTTTGAGAATTAGGAAAATTCAAAAATGGATGGGCGAAGAACCTCTTTACTTAAAGCGACAAGGAAATGATACTGGTTATATCTATTTTGAAGCGATGACAGAAAAACCCGCAAATATGAATGGCATTTTAACCTATCCGACAAATGCGGATATTGGATACATTTATAGCGATTTCGTTTTTGACCAAGACTTGACGATGAACGCCAATCAAACTATTGTAGACGCTTTAGAAAAAATTAAGAATTATCTCGGCAATTATGAATACTTCTATGACGAATATGGCATTTTCCATTTTAGAGAAATTAAAAATTATCTAAATACTACTCAGGCAAAAATTGTTTTAGATGATATGAAAAGGTTTGACTATTTAGTGGATAATACCGTCCAAAAAAGCTCATACACTTTTTCAAACAAGAAAAACTTGATTGCCGTTTCTTCTACTCCGCAATACCAAAACATAAGAAATGATTATGTTATCCAAGGGATTAGAGAAGGTACTGGAAATAATCAGAAAATTAATGTAATGTATCATCTTGCGATTGATAAAAAACCGATTGCGGGGAATGCTTACAAAGATTTACTCGTATACAAAGAAGAATTGTCTGGATTAACTCGACTCGCTTTCCCGCAAGTTGCTCCAACAAAAGCAGCTTTGCCAAATCCAGGTAATTTTAATTTGATTTACAGAACCGCAGATACTAACTCTTTCTTCTTTTGGAATAATAATGCTTATAAAGAGATTACTCCTATTAAGTATTATCCTGTTGGCGGACCAGGTTATCTTACAAAAGACTGGCGAACAGAAATGTATTTACAAGGACTCTTGGCAAAGAATAAAGGTACAGACCAAGGCAGATTTTTCACTAATCTTGTGCGTTCTGATGTTACAAATACTGATTGGATAGAACCAATTTATAATCAGAACAAACAGCTAAAAATTGATGTAGATTTTTACTTTGAAGAATTAGATGCCTTTTGGCCGCAGATTTATGACTTAGAAAATCAAAAATTCTATGGGCAAGAAGAGGAACAAACCTTACATCCACAAACTCTAGCTGATGGAAATTATTATCTTGACTTTATTGAGCCTAGTACGTCTGGTCTTGGGCAATATTCAGTTCAGAATATCGGCAGGAGAACAGAAGTATTAGTGAATCAAGACATAAATTGCCTATTCCAACCAGAAATTCCAAATGTCATCTGGTTAAATGCGGATGATGATAAAATTGTAGAAAATCGTCAAGAAGCTATCAAAATGGGGCAGCCTTATTCGCAAGTGAGGGGAGATATTTATTCTAATTTCTGGACAGGTGGATATAAGAATAGTGCTTTTGATGCGGTCAAAACGCAACTTTGGACGTATACAACCTATCAAAAAGTATTATCTTTAACTACTGTTCCAATTTTTTACTTGACTCCTAATACAAGAATTACAGTTAGTGATTCAACTACTAATACTTATGGAGATTATGTAATAAAATCTTTTTCTTTCTCTTTTGGCGCAAGCGGTCAAATGAATATATCTTGCAATCAATGTATAGATAAAATGTAAATTTATAATGGGCAAAGTCGTAAAAAGGCTTTGCTCATTTTTTTATATTTAAATAGATAAAAAGAGAAAAAAGGAGGGGTAATGTCTTTCCAAGTAGGACAGTTACGCTACACAGGGCGAAATTGCATTTCAGAACTAACCCCTGTTTTAAGCTATCAATCAACTAATTTAACAAACAATGAAACCAGCATCGCTACCAACTTTAAAGATGTGCTGGTTACTCCCTCGCAGGGAGCTTTTGAAAAAGATAAAAGTTATTATTTTTATATTGCTATCCCGCAAGATATGAATTATGATTTTAATTTAAACATTAAACTTGTGAAAAAACAAAACAATCAAATTCAGTATTATCAATTTTTGAGACAAATGTCTATTTCGCGCGGTGGTACTGCGGAAAACGTCTTTAATATTGCACTGTATGAAACAATCGATGGAAAAATTTTATCTATGATTCCATTGGAATACAGAGCAGGAGTAGTTACTGAACAAGATAAACTCTATATTCAAAAACTAGACAACAATCAAGTGAAATTTTATTTAGGTACTGGCACTCAAACCTATATTCCAACAGATAAAGTTAATTTATCTCAAATCGTTGCTTCTTGGCGACAAGGAGAAAATACTAATTATAGTGACTTTGAAATTGTTTTTACCCCGCTAGAAGATGGCTTTACAAGTATTCTGATTGAACTTGAACGTTCCGCAGAGGATTATTCTATTCAGCATACAACTGCTTCTGGTGTTGAATACGGACGATACATTGACATTTCAAAAATCTCTAAAGATAATGGTCAAATTAAACTCTATTCTATCAGTAATCTCATTGATACCATCCGAACAGGCGTTACCTTATCCCGCATCGGTGTGAATAGTCATCCAGGTTTGCTCATGGCAATCAATGGAGAAGAAATTAGAATTGGTCCAAGTGGATATTATGAATGTGATGTAATTCCAATCACATCTATTGGAATAGTTGCGGAAAATAATCACTATGAAGATAATTGGACGCTTGATTATACTTATGACAATGAACAGATTTAAAGGAGGAAATCGTGGATAGTCTTTATGGAGGGAAACCAGGCGTTTCCTTTGTTTTAAAAGGGCGTTTTAGCTCTGTTGCAGACATGATTGCTTCTTTTAAACAAGGTTCTGCTTACAAAGATGTTTGGTACAATGAATATTGTTTAATTGATACACCAAATAAAAATGATAAAGATAATGGTAAGCTCTATCGCCGTGGCATGGATTCTCAAAATGCAAATGGCGGAGCAATTTATCTCGGTCAAATCGTAGGCGCATCTTCTGGTACACCTTATACCCAGCTAGATAACGTTGTTTCAGTCCAGAAGAAAGGACAAGAAGCACTTCCCGCAAATTCAACTCGCAAGTTTCCTACTGGAAAAGATAGCGATGGAAATTATATTGTATCAGAAGGAACTGGCACTCCTGCGGTCTTTGACCTAGAAGATAAAGTTAATCATGGTATCGTCCCTGGTAAATACATTGACAATGGTATTACCAAATATAATGATACTATTAAGTACACTTGGGTCAATATCAGAAAAGATAACACGACTTCTGATAGTTGGTTTTATGTCGGAATGTCTTTCCCCTATACGGTTATTGATTATGCAGTCCATCAAGTCTCTCAATATGATGAAGCTGGCAACTTAAAACAAGATGCGACTAATATTAAGAGAGTTGATGATTTAACACATCCTTATTATGAAAAATGGGATTTTGGTATTCCAAAAGGTGTTAAGGGTGATACGTTGCGGAAAATGCGTGTAATCGTTCCAACTGCACTTGACACTATTTATGCTCCAGAAGCACTTACTGTAGATAGACAAACTGGTAAAGTGACTTTCGGTAATGCGGGATATACTGGTATGCAAGATGATATTGCCAATTCCCGCAAGATTATTGTTTTTGACTATTATTCTTATGATGATATAATTAATCCAGAGCCAAAAATGATTTATCTTGGCGATTTTAATATCATTGATGATGTTGAAATTGCGGAAGATGGCACTCTTACTATTGGATATACCCACGATTCTGATTCGGTATTTACTAATAAAGTAAAGTGGGTTAAACAAGTTAGTTTAACCACTGGTAATGGCAACCAAGGTGGTCGCTTTACCGTAAAATACAATAATCATGATGATGATGCTGTATTTGATTTGACGTGGATTAAAGATATTCAGATTGATAAAACAGACGGCACAATCACTTATACATATGCAGGAACTAATGGCGGTACTTTGCCCGTAAATGGCGTTGTTACAGACCCCAAGAGAGTCAAATGGGTTAAAGACGTTGCTCTAAATACTGAAACTGGTCATTTTGAATTTAATTTTAATGACTCAACAAAATATGAAAAAACGCTTGACTGGGTAAAAGATATTACCATTAATGAGCAAACTGGCGACATTACGGTTAATCACACTACTGGCGAGATTGCTTCTTCCGCTAAATTAAAGGTTATTACCTCTGCGGAAACTAGCGTAGATGGTACAGTATCCTTTAGATTTAATACTGGCGAAGTTTTAACGGTAAAGAATCTCGGCAAAGAAACCGCCTATAAACTTAAAACTATTGAGTCAGTCCAACTAGCTTCTGACATTACACAAGATAAGCATATTAGAGTTAAGTATAATACAGAAACTCAATCTACACCTATTGGCGATTCTATTAATCATATCCAAGATATGTGCGTTCGCCCAAGTGATTTCCATCTATTAGTGCTATTTAGCGCACCAGACCATAGACCTATTACAAATCAAGGTGTAGTTACATATCCAACAGGAACTAATGCAAGCAATTGGATAAATAATAATATTGTCCGTGGCTTCAATCCAAGTGTTCCCGATTATGGCTCTACTGTCTATTGGCGTGATTATGGTACGGTGAAAGACCAACACGGTATTCTTATTGGCTTTAATGTTACTCAATCAGATGTTACGGCTTCTGGCAAAAGTACTATTTTGGATTATTTGAATTTTAAATATCCAAATGGTTTAACAGGAGAAGCTAATATTCCTGGCGGCGAAAACACTAAGCATAAGATTATTACCTTTAGTCCTAATGGCGGAGAGAAAAGCGCAAAAGAATTTTATGCCTTTGATTATAATAAGGAAAAATGGTTCTTTCTTGGCACTATTGCGGACACAGGTAGTCGAGAGGTAATGCTTCTGAATAAAGACGAAGTAAGTCAAGAAAGCACAAAATTACTTAGTCCTAAAGGTATGCTTTTTAAATATGAGCAAACAGAAGTCGCGGAAAACGCTATGCCAAAATTTTGGTCTTTGAATTACACGCTCTGGAACTAGGAGTGTCTAATGAAATTAATTCAGCAAAAAGGACCATTTTCCGCAGGCTGTTCTTTTAAGGTTGGCGGTAGTGCGAATGAATATGTTCACATTGGAATACAGATTCCTAAAAAACCGCCTATTGCAATTATAAAAACAGAATTATCCCCAGATGTAAAAATTACGACTAATACGGGAATTTCAACCTTTTGCGTACCAGATACAGGAATTTTAGAATTTGATTCAAATGTCGGCACATCTGTAACAGTAAATATTCTTAAAGATTTGCCGCAAGAAACGATTATAGATTTAGTGTGTAAAGCACTAGGAGAATAAAGGAGGATAGCGTTTATGCCAAAAGGTAATCCTAATAGCAGAGCAAAATTGCTTAATTTTGTAGCTAAGGTTTATGACCCAACTACTCAAGCCTATAAACCTATCTATGAAGCACCAGACGCTACTTCCACAGTATATGGTGATGTTCTTCTTTCTGATACGATTGATGAAACTTTAGATGCGGCGACTGGTGTTACCGCATCTACCCCAAAAGCATTATCTGTTTTAGACAAGAAGAAATTAGATTTAGACAGCACGAAGAAACAAGTGGTAACTAGTCCTGTACACTTTAATGATAGAGTTACTTTTGGACAAGCGTTAGAAGGTAATCTAATCGGTAATTTACAAGGCGTTGCCACTAGCGCAAGAAAACTAGAGACAGCTAGAATGATTAGTGTAAAAGCTGGTGATAATGCTGCTCCTGGAAAAGCTAATTTTAATGGTGAAAGTGATATTACAATTACTTTGCCGCAAATTGATGCTTCCGCGGTAACTGGCGTCCTCCCTTTGTCCGCAATTCCTAAATCTGCTGTTGAAAACATGGTTACAGTCGTTAATAAAGAACAGCGACTAAAACTCACAAAAGATAAAGCTCAAAATGGAGATACTATCTTCCAAGCTGATACAAAGGTTATGTATTTAGTTGTTGACGAAAATAAACTAAATACGGGAGATGGTTATCAAGAGTATCGTGCGGGAACTGCTGCGAAACTTGGCACCACTACTGTAGGCGCAGATGGTAGACCAATTTATTTGAAAGACGGTGAAGCAACTCCATTTACTCTTACCGTTGGAGCTTCTAATCGTCCTGCTTATATTCAAAATGGTGTGCTTACTGCTTGTAATTTTACTATTGATAAAAGCGTTCCAGCAGATGCAAAATTTACAGATAGTTTTGCTCCTGCCATGGAAGGTGCTACCGTTTCGCAAGACGGTAAAGCTGGCATTGTCCCGCAGCCAAGAGTTGTAGACAGACTAAAATTCTTACGTGGTGATGGCACTTGGCAGGTTGCGGGAGAGGTCACGGGAGTTAAGGGGTTACAAGAAACCTCTTATAGAACTGGTCAAGTAAATATTACCCCAGATAATATCGGAGCATTAGCTGTATCTGGCGGCACTATGCTTGGAACGTTTAATTCTACTAACATTGAACCAACCGTTAATAATGTTTGGAATTTAGGAACTGCCGCAAAACAATATAAGAACGTTTATGCGACTAATTTTACTGGTAATTTAATTGGTAGTGCAACACAAGCTACTTTAGCAGAGAAACTTAATAAAACTATTTCTGTTGTTGGCAATGTTACTGGTTCTGTTTCTCTTAATACGACTCAAACTAATGTAGCTTTAAGCTTGAGTTTACAAAATAATACAGTATCAAATAGTCATTTAGTCGATAAAGCGGTAACTTTTGAAAAACTGGATGATTCCGTTGGTACTGTTTACGTAGGTCCAAATGAGCCTACTCAAAATAGTGTTAAAATTTGGGTTAAGGTATAGGTGGTGGGATAATGTCAAGATGGGTTAATCTTTTAGATGCGGCATATCCCGTGGGAAGTATTTTTCTTTCGATGAACGAGACAAGCACTCCCGCACAGCTTATTGGCGGTACTTGGATTCAAATTAAAGATAGATTTTTGTATGCGACAGAAGGACAAACTCTTGTAACTGGCGGTGAAAATGAGCATAAGCTAACAGTTGAAGAAATGCCTTCTCACACTCACCATATCAGCTATCCTTGGGGTTCCGACTGGGGTGGTGCGTATCAGTTTACTGCAAAATCAACTAATATGTATCCCGATTATGTAAAAGAAACCAATCCAAGCGGCGGTGATAAACCTCACAATAATATGCCACCTTATATTACTTGTCATGCATGGTATAGGACAGCATAATTATGGCAGCATATAAATTAAATGAATATTTGCGTCCTGTCGGTAGTTTTTATCTATGTGTCAATTCAATTAATCCAGCTTCGGTTTTTGGTGGCAACTGGGTAAAAATTAAAGATAGTTTTTTTTATTGTACTGACGGCGAAACAAAAGTTAAAGGCGGAGAAGCTGAACATACTCTAACGGTTGAAGAATTACCTGCTCACAAACACACTTTGACTTTTGGATGCGGTACAAATTGGGCTGATGGTAGTTATAATTGGTCCGCAAGGTCAGCTAATAGCTATATGTGGGAAACAGACAATTTATCTATGGCAGGTGGCGGCAAACCGCACAACAATATGCCTGCTTATATAACAGTTAACGTTTGGTATCGAGTATCTTAGGAGGGATTAGTTTCCAATGGCGCAAATTGATTTTTTATTGAATAATTTTTCTCTCCCAACTCTATTATTAATACTTTTTACTTTTGTTTTTGCGGCAAAAGCTATTAGTGAAGTAATTGATTACTTTAAAGATAAATTAAAGAAATATTTTAGAGTTGAAGATGAAAAAGAGAAAAACCAAAGAGAGCTTGATTTATTGCAAAAAAGTATTGATGAATTAAAAAATTCTATTGATACTAGGTTTGATGAAATTAATTTCAAACTAGACCGCCAAGAGCAAAATATCAAACAACTTCAGGCTACAGATTCAATTACTTTAGCACGACTTCAAGATGAAGCAAGAAGTCAAATTATTGACAAGCATCATTATTTTTGCTATAAAATAAAAGCAATAGACGATTTAAGTTTACAGTCGCTAGAGAGAGCTTATATGTATTATACTAATGCTGGCGGCAATACTTTTATCGAAGGACTAATGAAAGAATTAAGGCAGCTCCCGAGAGCTATCTTAACCAAGCCAGAAGAGGTGAATTAATCATGAAAGACCGCAATTTGAAATCAACCATAATTCACCTTAAATCTCTTGACCAGCACTTTGACGAGCCTATAGTTGCGGGTGCGGGCAACGTGAACGGTCGTTCAATTATTGTCAAGCTAGAGCAAGAAACGCTTAAACAAATGGCAACAGGCACTATGCTTTACCTTAATTGGAAGCATCTGCAAACTAATATTAGAGGGTATAATGTATTCATTCCACTTAATGAAGAAAAAACTGAGTGGGAATTCAAATATCCAAAAGCCATGTTAGTTGAAGGTGATATTATCTGCTGCATTGACCTTGTAGATGATATTTCAGTTTGCTCCACTTCTAGTTTTAATGTAAAAGTCCTTAGTAACCCCAATGAGGGATTTGATTATACCAAGTATAGTGAATTTAATGATTTTCAAAAGAGCCTTTTGGAGTTAGCCAGATTAAATGGAGAATTGCAAATTCAGCTAGACCAAGCTAAGCTTAATTTTCAAAAGTTAGAAGAAAAATTAAAGAAGATAGAAGAGAAGCTTGCTATTGAACCATAGATTAAAATGATGGGCAAATTAGATAAAATCTAGTTTGCCCTCTTTTATTTTATATAGAGAAAAAAGGAGGTGGATATGTCATTAGGTGCTAGACTACATTATTCCTCTGAGAATTTTGATTATTGGGGAATTTTTACTTACAATATTGAGTTAACAGAAAGTGCCACGAAATTCACAGTTTCTCAAAAGGTGCTTGTCTCAAAAAATAATAAGCCTTCCCGAGAAGTAGAATTTATGCTTGCTCCTGTTAACCAGCAGCAAAAGGTTTTTAACTCAAATCCCGCATTAAATTTTCAAAAGCTCACTTGTTCAATCCCAGCGGGGAACTATGAAGAACCTTACGTGTGCGGTGAAATGGGTCCAAATATTTTTTATATTCCCAGGGAAAATGTTGATAAAAAAATTACTTTTCGAAACACTCTTGTAGAAGCAGCAACAAGAGATTTTCCCATAACACAAAATTTTGAAATTACCGTTCCTGCTATTGGGGCAGTATTACCCCCTATTAATCCTGTTACAAATTTAACTAGAAAAGATGTACCAGAAAAAGATAGCTTGAGATTTACTTTTCAAGATTCTAATTCTTTCGGTCCTATTCCTACTTATTTTGTAGAAATTACCACCAATGCGGCCAATTCCTCTTTTACCTCTCTTCCAGATTATCTTACAAATGATATTAAGATTCCAATTGAAGCAATTACAAATGTCATTTCTGAGGACGCTTATAATTTACCTGGAAGAATCAGAGTGGCTGTTAAAGGAAAATATGGTGAAGCTGGTCCATGGACTTATAGCGAACCTTTTATCATGCCTTCTAAAGATTTGACCGCAAAAGAAGAAAAAACTTCTTTATCCGTCATAAATGCGGACAATCCTTATGCTTATATAGAATTTGATAAAGTCCCTAATCATTTTTTCCAAATGCAGTATGGAATTAGTCCAACTTCTTCTGATGATTATTATGGGGTAAGTCATTCAAAACAAACTTATTTTGAAAACAATAATGACGAATCCTTTATTTATTCTAATATCAAAAATGAAACTGAATTAGTTGATAAACTTAAAAGATTTGATAATAATACTAAAATTATCATGAGGTATAGGACTCTCAATAAAGATAAAAAATTAGCGAGAAAATGGCATTATCAACCAGTTAAAGCTGACAATGTTAGGCTTTTCCCGCAATTTTTTGTTAGACTTGAGGATAATCAATCTATGAAAGCAATTTACCTTCGAGAGGAATAAAAAAAATGAGGATTTTGGATTTAAAGGGAAAAGAATTAAAAGAATCAGAAGTTGACCTAGAAAAAGGAAAACTTCAAGAAGATAAAATTTTATTGAAGCATCATGAAGCTGTTGCTTCTAAACCTCAAAAATTCCATTATGAGGTTGTGGTATTCCATTTTGAAGATGATACGGAATTCCGACCAGAGTACAAAGACGGAAAATCTGATTATGTAAAAGTAATTGATGACCAAAATGGCGTTTTTGAATTTGTTGATAAAGACAAAACAGAAAAAGAAGTAAAGGGTATTGAACTTCGCTTTGTCTTAGACGAAGAAGGAATCCAAGGGCATGATGAATATGATGAATACGAAAAGATTATGCGCTATATTCCTTTTACAAAACAAGAATTAGAGCAATTTGCCGCAGAAAAGCAAAAAGCTCTTGATAGACAAGATTTTGCGGAAAATGGTTATCTAAAACTTAGAGATTTAGAAAATAAACTTAATAATCTACAAAAAGAGTTTAAAGAATCTCAAGTTTTTTATATGAATAAAATTTCTGAACTAAATGAAACTATTGCGAAATATCTTTCTAAAGATAAAGCCTAAAGAAAAGGAGAAAATATGTTTGACTTATCTATTGTTTCTACCTACCTAGCACCTAGCATTGTCATTATTTGCCTTTGTGTTGGTTACATTATCAAGAATCTAGTTCCCGCAGAAACCGTTAATCGTTTCATTCCTCTTATTGTTGCGGTCCTTGGTGTGGTTTGCGCCATTATCGCAGCTATGACCGCAGGACAAGCAGTAACTCTTGAAACTGTTGTCACTGGTCTTATGAGCGGTCTTACTTCTACTGGTATGTACGAAGCATTTAAAAACATTATCGATTCTGCTGCTAAAGAATAAGGGAGGTTTTATGGATTGGTCTGGTAATATTACAGCCGATGAATATATCCCTACTTCTGCTTATTCAAGTGGTCGTGACGGACACAGCGTTCGTTACATTGTAGTTCATCACGAAGCTGCTATTGGACTAACTGGTGCCGCTATTACTCGTATGTGGAATAATATGCAAGCTCAATCTGCACATTATTCTATTGATGCCAATGGTACAGTTACACAGCACGTTCTCGAAGCTGATACCGCATGGGCGTGTGGACGATGGACCGCAAATTGCGAATCTATTTCTATCGAACACGCTAATAACAATTCTAACCCTTGGACAATTTCAGAAGCAACTCTAGAGAGCGGCGCACACCTTGTTGCTGCTCTTTTGATTAAATATAATCTTGGTTATCCAAACTGGGGCGGCAACGTTCGTCCGCATAAACAGATTGTTGCAACTGCTTGCCCAGGTGAAATCGCTGGCTCTCAAAATGCTCACTATATGGAGAGAGTTTGCTATTGGTACGAGGTCATGACTGGTTCACGTTCAACTTCTCAAGTTGGCTGGCATACAGATGGCAAAGGCTCTTGGTGGTATCAAACAGGAGAATCCGCAAGTGAATACGCTGTTGGTTGGTATCGTGTAGGTACAAAGTGGTATTACTTTAATGAATCTGGTTGGATGCTTACTGGTTGGGTTCATGCTGCATGGGAAGGTTCTGAAAAATACTGGTGGTATTTTGATGAAACTGGCGCATTAGTCTATGACAAATGGATTACTTATAATGGTGGCTGGTATCTGTTAAAAGCCGATGGCCGCATGGCTACAGGTTGGGCAGACTATAATGGTAAAAGCTATTTCCTTGATGAAACTGGTCGTATGGTCATAGGCTGGTATCACGACAATGGAGACGGTAGAGACGCTTGGTACTACTTCAATAGTGATGGAACACGTTTACAAAATGGTTTGTATGAAGTCGGAGCAGATAAAATTTGTGCTTTCGATGAAGAAGGCAAACTTTTAACTGGTAACATCACTGTTGCCACAGATGATAATGGGTATATTACTCAAATTAAATAAAAAGAACCCCTCTATTTTTTAGAGGGGTATTTTTTTATAACATCTTGACTTTGAAAGCTAAAAGTGGTATAATATTTTTAAGAAAAAGATTTCAAAGAAAAGAGAATATAATGAATGTAATTACAACCACAGAAGAAAATGGAACAACTGTAGTTGAAATTTCAAATAAAGATGAAATTAAAAACTCGGCTTATTGGTCTAGTGAAAAAGGTTTTAATATTGCTTTCGATTCCAATGGCAACAAGGTTTGTAATTTTAATTTAGTAGGTAATCATTCTATCGCTATGATTAATAAGCTTGCGGGAATTGAGGTAAGAAGAGACAAAGACCCGGCTTTTTGGTGGGATATTCCGTTAGGAACTAAAACGATGTTTGTTTTTTCGTATGACAGAAACGATTATTACAAGTTTATTAAATGAGGTTAAGATGACATACACAACAGAAGAAATTCAAGAACTTTATAATGGCTTTTCCGCAGAAGAAAAAGAACAGCTAGAGCTTGCGGTCCAGACTAGGAATGAACGCAAAGGAATTACGGAAAACAAAGACCCCTTAACCGAATTAATTGATTATTCAGAAGATTATGGAATTGAATTAACCGCAAATCCTTTTGATGTATTTTTGGGTATTATCACAGGGTAAAAAAAAATAAGGCTTCTCTCTTATGAGGGAAGCCTTTTTCTTGTTAAAAAGCAGATTTATTTTTATTTTGTTCGATGGTTGCGGCCAAAGCTAAACAATAAGCATCCGCACTATCAGATGACATTTTCGTGTTGGCATGATTTTCCGCAAAAGCTAATGCAATATCTTTTTGCTCTTGGCGTTTTCTTCCAAAGGAAATTCCAAAATTTTCTTTAATTACTTTTCGCCAATGAGATGGAGCTAAAATAGTATAAGGAATTTTGTTTTTCCCGCAATAGTCTAGAATCATAGCTTGACAATAGGCTAACTTTTTAAATGTATCAACATTGCCGAGTTGTAGCTGAATATCCTCAAAAGCAATACAGTTACAATTAAATTTTTTGTATTTTTTTTCTACTTGCTCTTGGAAATTAATTAATCTATTTTCAATGCTGCTGTGGCCGTCTACGGTCCATTCTCCGCTCTCAATTAATTTATTATCGTCTAATATGACATATCCAGTTGTTTTCATCGCCTGGTCAAGTCCTAGTAATCTCAAAAGTAACTCTTTTCTCTAATAAAAACCCCTCTTAAAAAGAGGGGTCTTTTTTTATTATTTAATTTTTATCTTCCAGTAGTGCCGAACCCGCCACGATTATTATCTCCTAGATGGACAACTTCAACGAACTCTAGAGCTGGTTGGTGCTTTTGGATTCTAAATTGACAAAGGCGTGTTCCTTTTAAGATTGTAATATCCCTAGTGGCATAAACAGGCATTTTCCATTGGTCGTCGTCTCCGCAATATGTTTCATCAATTACACCAATACTATTAGTTTGAAGTAGTCCATATCGTTTAAAGGTAGATGAACGAGGAACAATGATTGCTTCATATCCCTCTGGCAGCTTTGCCGCAATTCCAAGTGGAATATAGGTGAAATCAAATTTCTTTAGAGTAATATCCTCGTAAGTATAAAGGTCAATAAAATCACCTTTATTTGTTTTTACCAGTTTTGGTGCGCCTGGAAAATATTTAATCTGAATTTTCTCCAACTTATGCCCAATCGTCAGTATCTTCTTCTACTTCATTTTCGGTTTCAAATTTTTTAGCTTTTGAAAAAGCGACTTCTGACCAAGCCTTATCTGGCTCTTTGAGGTCATTGAATTGGAAAGTTGCCTTTACTTGGAAATAGCTGCCAATAATCTCTTTACTTTCTTTAATAAACTTTTCAGTCCAAGAGAAGTTAGTTAGGAAATAGCCGTCTGCTTCTGCTTGTTCAAGTAACTCTTGATGGAACTTTTTAACATCTTCAATAGTTTCAATGCGATATTCTGCTGTATTCTTAATTAAAAAATGTACCATAGATTAAACTGCTTCCTCTTCGACTGTTACTTGCGGGAATTCATATGCAAGTTTTCTGGATACTTGCGGAATATAGGTTTGCGGACCAATGACAATCATTTTGCCGATTTCTCGCCCATCAATAAAATCATTTAGAGTTTCTACCAGAGTTGGGAAAAAAGCAAGGCAAAAATCTTCTGCTTCTAAAACATCTTCATTGCTAGTCATCCAAATTTTAAATTGCGACTCTGGAAAAGCAAAAATAATAATATTATTCAACTTCTACCACCATCTTTTCACTTTCAAAGAGATAGAATACATTAGGTTTTCCATCGTCCTTTGTACGCACCCAGCACTTGTAGGCATTTCCCGCATGGTCGTAAACAATATCGAGAATTCTTCCTCTGCTTTGCAAAACCTCTTTTACTTCTTCTACCCCCTGGGCATAGTGCATATTATTAAAATGGAAAATTGTTACATCGGGAATTTTCTTATCACGACACATGAGACAATAATATTTTGAAAAAAGATGGGTGCTGAACCATGCCCCGATAGAAGAAAATCCTTCTACAATTCTTGTTTCATCAATTTTGGCTTTGTCATAAAGTTGCTGGTCAATTTCAAATTGAGATAATTCCATTTTTCACCTACCTTTCTATTCAAAAATATTATATCATACTTTTTATTTTTTGTAAAGAAAAAAGGGGAGCTATTTTTAAAAAATAGCTCCCCAACAAAATTAAAACGATGCGTATACAATCGCTTTTCTCTGTATGCTTTGCCGCATATCATAAATTTTTTGATTCTTGCTGCCACGATATTTTAATGATAAATCTTTTTGCTCTTGGATAAATCTGCCATCAATTAAATAGTCAATATTATTTAGTAATTCAACTAATTCTTTAATTGATTGCCCATCCCATTTTTGGTTTTCAAAGACTTTATCTTCACAATCTTCAAACCTGCATAAAAGAAGAAGGTCTTTTAAAGTAGTTCCAGTCCATACCCAGACTTTAATATCTGGTCTTTCTTTTCTAATTCGTAAAACAATTTTTAATAAAGTAGCAATATTTTCTGGTAATAGAGGTTCGCCGCCCAAGATAGAAAAGCGAGAAATGTAAGGTTTATTAATATAGATAAACATATTCTCTATATCTTGGTCAGTTAGTTCTTTACCCCCATTCCTATCCCATTGGTCTTGGTTATGGCATCCCGCACAATGATACGGACAACCTTGTGTCCATAGGGAAACACCAATCCCTTCTCCATTGGAAATATCGCTTTTTCTAATTTGAGCGTATTTCATTTTATTTATTCCTCTATATCATGGTCATCTAAATGCACATAGCGATTAGCAATATCACTTAATCTTCCCTCATTTGGTACTGTAGTAGAAATATCACATTGGACTATGTAGACTATCTCTTCGCCCATAATTAAATGGGCGGTTCGCGCTTCGGAAATCGGAATTTCACCGACAACCTACTTCCTCTCGGAATAGTCGTTACACCTTTTTTGAAAAATCAAAACTTGGCACGGTATTATCTAATACAAAATTAAAATGATAATTTTTATAAGACTCTCTTATTCCCAAGCAACATTCTCTAATAGTTTTTGTTGCAAAATGGAAATCTTTGTTTACATCTGTTAAGCTTTTATAAATCTTTTTGTTTTCTCGGCAATAAATTTTAGAATGTGAATGGTTAACTTTTAAAGGAAGCGGTCTTAATTCTTTTAAATTTTGTATATTATCGAGAAATTCCCATTTACATCCATTACAATACTCTGTTTTGCCATTAAGATTCCTGCTAATGGATTCTGGGGAAATCCCTTCTATTTTGGCGGCTTCTTTTATTGTAGAATATTTTTTTAAAGTCATTAAATTTATTATTGACTTTGAATTCCAGTTATTTTGTCCAGTCGCCCAAGGAACTTCTCTTCCTTTTAAAGAATCGCTTATGTGTTTTTTATGCTCTTGAGAAAAATGCTTTCCTTCCCATGAAAAAACACCTCGTTGTTTTGAAAATGGATTATTTTTCCCTGCTACACGCAATCTTCTTTTCTCTTTTTCTTCTGGTAAAATATCAAAATTATGTTCTCCTCCGCTAGTGCTATTATAGCCTTTGTTTTTATTATCGAAAGAGTGATATTTTTTTATATAATATTTTTCTAGACTATTTAAATCTTCAGAAGTGGTTGCTGTAGTGTCTAAAATTTCCCATTTAAAATTATTCCAACCATATTTTCTTATTGCTCTATAAAAGTGGCTATCCATTCTTTTTGAATCCTGTAGATGTTTCTTTTTCCGCCACTCTAAACTTTTCTTTGTTTGTCCTATATAAACTTTTCCGTTTTTAATGTTTGTTGCTTTATAAATTATCATTTTATCTCTTTTCGTTTTGAATAGTTGTGTACATTTAATATAAAAATGTTAATGTAAAAATTATTCAAAGTAGTCCAGAAAAGAGACTATTATATTAGGTTTTCACCGTTAGCCTACCAAAGTAGACACCCTATATTTATAGGTTCACGAACTTTTCACTATACAATTACTTGCATAGGGGGCATATTTCTGTTTACCCACATACTCTGCGCGCTATGTTCATTTTATCTGTATCTAGATTTCTGCAATTAGGGCATTGGTAATAATGCCTGTCATTTTCCGCATCATATTTTAATTCAATTTCTCCATCATATCCACACTCTTGGCAATAATCACTCTTGCAATTAATTTCCGCGTACATGGTGTTTTGATAGATATGTTGCATTACTTTCTCAAGTGCAGGAATATTATCGTGCATATCTGCGCTCTCTACGTAGACAATGCACCCGCCTGGGGATAATGCCTGGAATTCACCCTCTAAACTAATCTTATCAAAAGCATTAATTTTTTCAAAGACGGGAACGTGGCAACTATTTGTAATAAAGCTACGGTCTGTGATACCCTCGATTTTACCGAAGCGTTTTTGTAAACATTTGGCAAACTTAAAAGTTGTTGACTCGATTGGACTCCCGTAGAGTGAATAATCAATGTTTTCTGCTTGTTTCCACTTATTGCATTGGTCATTAAGATATTGCATGACTTTCAATGCAAATTCCTTGCCATTTGGGTGAGTGTGACTTTCACCCGTAATAGCTTTAACACATTCATAAAGACCAGCATATCCAAGACTTGATGTTGCATATCCATTGTGGACTAGTCTATCAAGTGTTTCATCTTTGTCTAGTCTTGCTAATGCTCCGTGCATCCAAAGGATAGGAGCGACTTCTGCCTTTGTTGCGGACAAGCGTTCCGCACGAATTTTCTGTACAGTATGGCAAAGTTCTGTACGTTCATCCATTAATTTCCAGAAATGTTTTTCAATTTCCTTTTGGTCTTTGCTATCAGATTCTTTGATTGCGGATAATGCAGCATCAACTAAATTGATAGTACAGACACCAACGTTGACATTTTTGTCTCATATTACTATGAGGATTAGACTATTTCTTCTATGCTTTAACATAGCCGTGCGCTTCGGTCAGCGATAAATTTCTGACCTACTCGCTTACATCCATCAGCGATAGTCGTTACATCTTTCGTATTTTTTACTAACCTATATTCAATAACATCAAAACGTTTTTTAAACCAGTTTCTTGTCATGCATCTACTTACTCCACCGTTAATTTGAGTGTGTCCTGCATAAGTAATAATTTCTTTGGCTGGGAAAAAAGTTACAACTTCTAGTTTTTCTTTATCGTAAACTGTTAAAATTTTTGACGGACCAATATTATGATTATTTTTAACTCTGTCATTAGCATTTTCTCTTTGCGTTCCATAATATAAATTATTGGCAGAATTATTTTTTTTATCATCGTTGATATGATTAACTTGTAGTCCTTCTGGACATGGACCTAACCATGTTTCCGCAACCATTCTATGAATAGGTACGTGTTTTTGTCCTTGACCAGGTGCGAAAATAATATCAATATACAAGTACCCATTTGGTCGCATTAACGGCTTTAGAATTTTTTGAGAAGCGACAGAGAAAATCTCTCCATCAAATGATACAAAATATTTTGTATTTTTAAAACGTTTAAAGACTTTTTGTTTTAAATAGATTGTTTTATTCATATATGTACTCCAATTTAGGTAGTTATATATGTACGACTTGACACGGCGTTGTCCTGTAAGGATTTCGCCGTTAGCAGCTTTATAGCCACACCGTTTTATCATACGTTCACACGGTTTATATGGTCGGCTCAACGATTTTGGTTAACCGACCCCAGTACTTAGGTTTGCCATCATAATCTAATGCTTTGGCAATATTATCCCAGCCATTTCCAGAACGGTCTGGTGTTAAGAAACTTCTACAACCCATGCAGCCATAAACAGAACCATTTCCTTTAGTTTGTCCTTTAGCTAGTTTAAGGTCTTTCATAACTTTTTCTGAAATGTAATCGGGGACCATTCTTTTTGCGGTACATTTTGCCGCAAGTTCAGTCAAATACCAGTATTTAGTTCCTTCTTTGCAATTATCCTCCTCTATGACGAATAATAGCTTAGGGAATGCGACTGTAACATATACGCCCACAGAATTTTTCATTCCTAAAATACGTTGCTTTAGCACTTCTTCAATCAGCATAGCCAATTCTTTTTTATACTCTTCTGTTTCTCCCATATACATAAAGATAGAAACAAAAGGTGCTTGACCATTAGTAGTAGTCAAAGAATTAAGCTGATAATTTAAAGTCTGGACCGCATCAGCAACTTCTTTCTTCAAGTCCTCTTCCGCAAATACTTGAGCTTCTTCCTCGGAAAATCCCCAATCGAGATACTTGTTATAGAATCTTACCTGGCTGGCTCTAACAAATGGTGCTAAATGCGTAAGTGTAATTGTACAACCCTTAAAAAGAATTTTGTGTTTTCTTTTTCTAGACTATTTCTTGTTAGATTTGTGTGTTCTAACTATCATGTTTCGACTATTAATAAATAGCCTACGTCTTTCGACTAGTCGTTACATTTAATATATAAAAGTAATTTTTCCATCAAATTGTGCTTCTCCAGAAATGTATCTATGAGTTTGAGTTTCAGATACACCTAAAAATTTACCAAGAGCAACGATTGTCTTAAAATGATATTTTCCATTTAGAATAATTTCTTTAAATCTACCGTTGCGGGAATAGGCAACGTTTTTAGCACGATTATCTCTGCGGTATGAGCGTTTATTATTTTCTGATTGTGACACCCATTGGAGATTACAAGCTCTATTATCTTGTCGATTATTATTGATATGGTCTACTGTATTATTTGTCTCTGAATATCCGTCAACAAAAGCGTGTGCTACCAGTCGTGCTAATTGTAGATTTTTTGGACCTATCGCCACGTAATATCTTTTTGATAATTGATTTTCTGATGGAGTTAGCAGTCTATAGCATTTATATCTTTTCAGATAATGCTTTACTCTGCCATAATTAGAAACAAAATAATCGGGGTATCCTTTGATTTCTTTCCATTTTTCTTCGCCAAGTTCTTCAAAATGATAATAAGCATTTCTTTCTTGCTTTTTTTCTCTTACTTTTTCTCCAATAGAATCAAGGTAAATTTGTCTTACTTTTTGAATTTGAGGAGTTTTCCTAGCAATATTTCTAAGATAATCTACCGCTACATTCAACTGTTTTGCAATGTCTTTGTCTGTATAACCTTTTGTATAACAGGAGATAATAAAATCTTTATTTCTATTTGCAAACTTTTGATTAGAAGGGGTTAGATAAGAGCAGTTAGCTTTTTTCATTTTTTGTTCTTTGATAAAATCTGTTAAAGCTTTCCTATCTATCTTTAATAGCCTACTAATATAAGAATAAGAACGTCCTTCTTTTTCATAGAGTTGCGAAATAGTATCTTTCAATAAAGCAGCTTTTTCTTTGTTGGTCATTTCCAAACCTTTCCTTTTATATATTAAACACGAGATTGCGTATTCCACGTTTCCCTCGTTAGCTTTGAGATTAACTCAAAACACCTCTTTTAGAGTTAATGATATTTTAATACGGCAGTTGTTATTTTTTCAGACCGTATTGCGCACTTGCGACAGAGGAAATCACCTGCGTTGCGATAGTCATTGCGGTTGATAGGCGATGTGGCTTGTCAATTTGTACGCCGTTGACTACCGTGCCATTCTGTAACATATCGTTCAGATTAATTAGGCAACAGTTTGAAAGCGTTTTCTGGGCGGCGTAATCCATATCATGAATATGAATAATTCCCGCATCATGAGCATTAATTGTCTCTTTTGGGAAAATATAGTTGCGGGCAAGGTCCTTACTTACAATACCAGCCATATAATCTCGTTGAACTGTGACCCACTTACTATTTTTATTACTATTCTCTGTCGCCCAATAGCTATTTGTACCGCCAACCATTGTCATTAATTCATCATCAGTCTTTTTCTTGCGGGCAAGCTGACGTTCGTACCTATATCTAATATAGGCTTTTGCAACAGGTAAATCATCGCTCTTGATAAGCCAATCTTCTACGGTGTCTTGAATTTCTTCTACTGTCACATCTTTGTCCGCATATTTAGCTTTTAAATTATCGGTTACATAGTGAGCAATAGAATTTCCCAAGTGGCTATCAGAATTACCGTGTACTTCTGAATAAGCTTTGTTTACCGCATTAGAAATTTTTTGTTCATCAAAAGCAACAATTTTTCCATCACGTTTAATAACTTGCATCTGTCTCCTTTCTAATTTTAGTTGCTAATATAAAATAAAAGTCATTCTTTTTATTTTATAGAAAAATGTCACCAGAATCTTTAGTTAGGCACAATTTACAGTATCTTGATACTGTAAGAAATACCATATCTAGTGGTAACTTCGTATCTAAAACGAGAGGAGGGATTCCAAAAGCAGGATTCAATCTTGCGGACAAGTCCTTAAAATCATAATGGTCCACAACCATTCTCCGCAACATTTCTTTTGTTAGCTTTTTTTCTCGCTTAATAGACCTAAATAATCGAGTAAAACAATTAGCTTTCAAATAAATAGGTACAATGACAAATTCATCTTTCATCTTCGCCAGGGATTCCATTCCCGCAGGATTGAAAACTCCAATATTTAGATGATTTTCAAGTGCGGAAAACTTGCCCGTACCATAATACCAACCATTAAAGCAAGTTGACTCAATAAAAGAACCATTCTTTTGAAGAACTTTAAAAATATCATCAGAAACAAAACAGTAGTCCAGTCCTTCTTTTTCTCCTGCTCTTGGAGGTCTAGTGGTAAAACTGACCATATGATGTACTTTAATTCCCAATTCTTTAAAATAATAGTACAAATCATTTGCCAAAGTAGTTTTACCGCTAGAGGATTTCCCGCAAATTGCAATAATAACTTTCTTATTCAGTTTCGTCACCCCATCTTGCGTTAGTAAAATTAATTCTTCCATCATCAAAAACTTCTGTAATCTTAAAAAGCTGGTGCGTTTTTAATCTCTTGTATGCCTTTGGAACGAAATTATCTTCTCGTCTAAAACCAGTTATTAAAAGAAGAGTTCCTTTTTTAAAGAAGCTTTCTTCTCGGACCTTTTTTGTTCCATCACGCATTTGTTCGCTTATACGTTTATTATATCTGGCATAATAATCTTTAGAGAAACGAATAACTACTACTTGTTCATCTGGTGTTAGTAAATAAATAGTAGAATGTAAATCGTCTTTCGCAATAACTGTTCCCATAATTTTTGTAATCTTAAAAATAGGAATTGTTCTTCCTTGCCATTGGCAGGTAAAATCAATAGTAGGAACTTTCGGCAGCGCAGAAAAATCAGAAATCTCATACATTTCTTTATCTACATTTGCTAGTTCGTGCGGATGTTCGTATGTTCCAATGCTTTCCATTTCTCCTGCGGCATATCCTCTTCCCGCATATTTATCCCATTCTTGTTTGAATAGAAAATCATTTAATCCCTGTAATAAACTCTCTTTATTCTCTTGGAGATATTCTTTCACGGGGAGAATTTCCGCATCATACTGTTCTTTCATGACTTTTTGATTAATACAAATTTTATTATTGACATTCTCTGTCAAATCAATATTAAAATATTTTTCATAAAATTTGTAATAGGGAGAATTAAGTGGTAATTCAAAATATGTTTTATACTTACAATTCTTTTTTAATTCCTTGTAGAAATTAAAAGTTTGCTTTTCGTGTTTAAAATCATCGAGCAAGCCAACTTCAAATAAAGCATTAAGATTTTGTAAAGTGATTTTTTGTTTTTGACCGCTAATAGACTTAATGTAATCTATCATAACTTTTTCTCTATCATTAAAGCAGTCAAAAGCTCCACTTTTAATAAGAATTACCATAGCAGTTTTATTTACATTTACTTTATCTTGGAAATCTTGGACCGATGAATATGGTCTATTAGAAATAATTTCTTTGCAGGTATCAATGCCTACGCTTTGCAATCCCGCAAGACCAAAATAAATAATATTATTTTCTGCATCTGGCGTAAAAGAATAATCAGATTTATTGATATTGATTAATGCAACCTTGGTATCTGTCAATGTTTTAATCTTGTTAACAGCAATCGCAATTTTACCATAATTAGATGTTTTTTCATCTAGTTCTTCGATAGCACCAGATTCGACAATGAGATTTGCGCAGTTCCAAAAAATTGTAGGATAGAAATAAGCAAGGTTCATTTCCTGTAAGCCAATTAGCGAGTAGAGCGCGGTGTGTGATTGATTCTTACTACACTTATTTTCATAAGCCAAATATAAAAATATTTGTTGTAGTCTGGACTATACCTTTTTCTATAAAATAGAACAGCTATTATAGTCTCTGAACGTCTTTCTTAATTGTTCGTATTTTCTATTCATTCCAAATGGTTTATTGTAACAAAGTGCAATGATTTTTTGAATGTTCAAAATGTTTGCAGTCTCAACCGTCCATAATAAAGTTTCTGGATTTTGTCGAGTATGTATATCTTGTAAAAACATTTTATTGGTTAAAACGTCTACAAGCCAATCTACAAAATCTTTTGACATGGTGACTATCTTTACTTGCGGTCCATTGTAGCTAGTTGGAGATACTGTTCCGTCTCCGTCAATTATTCCTCTTATAACGTATGGAATAAACTTCATTTCATCTTCTTCTAGCAAAGGACCTTTAATTATTTTAGATTTTCTAGGCACAACCCCAAGTCTTTCTAAATTTTTGACAAAATCTTCATCTTCTAAAATTAAGCGGTATCTATCTTGCCTATTCTCTTCTTCATAAGAATACCTCTTATAATTTTTTCCGATGACAGTAGATAAAAAGCTAATACAATCTTCGTCTATTAAATCTATCCCCACTTGGTTTCTTCTTCCACAAGTATTAACATAACCGTCAGTAAGAAGTAATCCTAAAAAGTAAGCATCAAATTCATTTTGAATTTTTTCCATTTTGTATGAATAAGTTTTTCTTTTTTCTTTTACTTCTTTAATTTTTTGTGCATAATCGTTTGGATAGAATTTCTTAACCTTGTCAAAAATTGATTTGTGTGTTTTAAAGCAATATTTTTGCATTAAAACTTGAGTTGTTTCTCCATTCAAATATTCTTGCACTAGTTGTTTTTCTTGTTCGTTTGATAATTTTTTATATCCCATAGTATGTATCACCTCATAGTATATAAAAATTAGCAAACAAATTTTATTGAAAAAAGACAATAAGAAATTTCGCTGCGGATTGTCCAATATTTAACGATTTTACCTTACCTCGGTCATTACCCTTGCCGCAACTTATATTACTATAGTTGTTTGGTTGTTAAATCTCTAAGGAGTTTCCCGCAATTTAAACTATTTTTTACTATATATCACTATATAGGGTTCCCATCATTAAAAACCATATCCTCGCAAGCCACATATTTTATCCCATACATAGTTGCAAAGATTCTTGCTTAGATGTTTCTCTTTTACTCTACTAAAGAACTCTTCTTCACATTTAATAAATCCTTCTGGATTTTTCTTAGCGATAGATTTTCTTAATGAATCTGCGTAGTTTAGGTCAAAACCTCCACATTCGGGCATTTGAACCAATACCATAATTTTTTCTTGCGATTCACAAATACCATAAGAAATACCAAGAATAGGCTCTAATAATTTTTGCTCATGCTCTGTCAATCCTGCTTCTTGCATTTCTTTATACCAAAGACTAATATCATTCTTGAATCTTGCATATTTATCAATAGGCTGTTCACCATTCTTTTCTTGCGCCATAAGACGAATGACTGAATTTAAAACAGACAAATCTTCTACAGAGTGAGGTTTTGTTTTATCAATTCCTTGAATTCCACTTGCCTGTTCCATTTGAAACATAGATTGAATCTTATGTTCTTGGAGCATTTTCCACATTCCAGGATTGTCCCTATTAATATTGTAGATTCCAAGAGCCTTCTCATAAGTTTCTTGCAAAGTGGGGTATTCTTTAATATATCCATATCTTGCAAGTAATTCTAGGCAAACTTGAATCTTATCTAATGCTTCGATACTAAGTAAATCATATTTAATCAGACTAACTTTTTCCGCAT